CGGTCCGAAGAGATCACGCGTCGGCACGTGCGAGGCGCGATGCTGTCGCCGCCGGGATGGTTGAGCGAGATCATCGAGCGCGCGATTGCCAAGGGCATCGAGCAGGCGGGTCAGGAGTTGAAGGCTACGCTCGATCATCTCGATCCGCTCGCGGTTCAGCAGTTGCACACGTTCGCTGCGGTGAACGAGGTCAAGGGCATTGCCAACGAGAGCAACCGGCGCATCGTGCGTCATATCGCGGACGCGATGGAAGCGAAGCAGTCGCCTGATGAATTGATGCGAGAAGTGCGTGCCACACTGGAGAAGATCACACGCTATCGACTCAACATGCTGGTCAACACCGGAGTCGTGCGCGCCGTCAACGCAGGCAAGCTGTTCGCGTACGAGGATCAGGGTGTTCGGCAGGTCGGCATCATCCCCGAGTGGATGCCGCAGATGGTGCATCGTGATCACATACACGACGCCAAGAGAAAAAAGCCAGCAGCACAGACCCGCACCGACATCACTCCAGAAGAAGATGAGACGCGCTACAAGTTCATGTCGCGCTGCGTGGACGAGCTTGGTGATGAGGACGAGTGCCAGTTGCTCTGGGAATTGGCGCAGGATGATGTGGCGAGCAAGCCGCGCAAGTCGCGCTATAAGCGGGAAGCGAAGTCATCGCGCACGCAGCAGCGACGCGAGAAGGCTGAGCGAGAGCTTGAGGCGCGGCTTCAAGGTGGTGTCGGCATTCTCACGGCAGGTGATGACAAGGTCTGCGACGATTGCAACGACATCGCTGCGCAAGCTCCGTACACGATAGATAAAGCGCGCGATCTGATTCCGGCGCATCCGAATTGTCGCTGCGCGTTCGTGCCGTACGATGACGAGCGCTACGCGCCAATCGATGAGATGGAAGAGCTTTCCGAACAGATCGAGGAATTGTTCGGTGAGTGATTTGCAGCGCGGCTATCTGCCCGACGGCAAGGACCGACAGCATCCGGTGAAAGACCCTGATGACCGTGAGCAGGTGTCGGCACCGGCGCTGTGGCGTAACCCGGGAATCCGGACTTGGTACAGCACGGTTAATTATCCGAACGTGCCTACCGGTCCGGTGATCGATGTCAGATGACAAGTCAAAGGCAAAGATGCGCGGCTTCGTGGTGCAGAATTCTGCATCGCAGTCGCCGCCTGTCGATCCGCTTGATCCACTCGTCTGGCTGATCAATCGCCTGCACGTTGATGAAGATGATCAACCGCTGCAGGAAGGAATCTTTTCTAACTACAACGACGACATCGTTGTCGAAGTAGACGAAGGCACGCTGGTTGGGCGCACCTCTCCAGCACGCGGGCCTGCTCAGCGCATCGTCGTCGCGTCCCCCCTGACGCTTGAAGACGGTGTGCTGACGGGCACGCCCGGCGGCGAGCAAGGTCCGCAAGGTCCTATCGGTCCGCAGGGTCCAATCGGTGCGACCGGTCAGCAAGGCGCGAAGGGCGACAAGGGCGATCAAGGTGTGCCCGGTCCGCAGGGGCCGAAGGGCAACGACGGTCAACGCGGTGCGCAAGGCGAGCGCGGCGCTGCAGGTCCGCAAGGTCCGAAGGGCGAGAGCGGCCCGCAAGGCCCGAAGGGCGATGTCGGTTTGCCCGGCGCGCCCGGTCCGCAAGGCGAAGACTCAACGGTGCCCGGCCCGCCGGGTGCAACAGGTGCGCAAGGTCCGCGCGGTCCCGCAGGTCCGCAGGGTGCAGCGTCAACGATCCCGGGACCGCAAGGCCCGCAGGGACCGCAAGGCGAGATCGGTCCTGCAGGTCCTGTCGGCGCTGACTCAACGGTGCCCGGTCCTGCAGGTCCTGCAGGTGCAGCAGGTGCGCAAGGCGAGCCCGGCCCGAGCGGTGCGGACTCAACGGTGCCGGGTCCTCCCGGTGCGATTGGTCCCGCTGGTCCGCAGGGATTGCAAGGTGATCAAGGCCCCGTCGGTCCGCAAGGATTGCAGGGCGTGCCCGGCGCTGAAGGCGCGGCATCAACAGTGCCGGGGCCTGAAGGCCCGCAGGGTGTGCAAGGTCCTGCAGGCGCTGATGGCGTCGATGGTGTTGATGGAGTCGATGGCGCACCCGGCGCGCAAGGTCCCGCTGGTGCCGAAGGTCCTGCAGGGCAACTCGGCGCGAAGGGCGATCAGGGCGACATGGGGCCGCAAGGTCCCGCTGGTGTGCCCGGCGCTCAAGGCGCGCAAGGCCCGCAGGGATTGCAAGGGCCGGAAGGCTCGCAAGGTGTCGCTGGTGCTGACTCAACAGTGCCCGGACCAGAGGGACCGCAAGGCGTCGCTGGTCCTGCGGGCGCGCAAGGCGCGCAAGGTGTTGCTGGTGTCGCTGGCCCGCAAGGTGCGAAGGGCGATGCAGGTGCCGACGGCCCGCAAGGTGTTGCTGGTGCCGATGGTGCTGACAGTGTTGTGCCGGGGCCGATGGGTCCTGCAGGCGCGCAAGGTGTGCAAGGCGTTGCAGGTCCCGCAGGTCCTGCAGGTGTGCAAGGTGAGAAGGGCGACACCGGTCCTGCAGGTGCTGATGGCGTCGGCGAAGTTGATGAAGCTCCGCTCGACGGAAAGATTTACGGACGCGTCAACGCGACGTGGACCGAAGTCATCCACACCGGTGAAGGTGGCGGTGGTGAACAGGGTCCTGCAGGTCCGATGGGTCCTGCCGGTCCGCAAGGCGAGCCCGGTCAAGACGGCGTCGATGGAGAGCACGGCGTCGATGGCGCTCCCGGTGTGCAAGGCCCGATGGGTCCGCAAGGTCCCGCAGGTGCCGACGGCATCGACGGTGAAGACGGCGCAACAGGTGCGCCGGGAGCGCAGGGACCGAAGGGCGACACGGGTGCAGCAGGTCGCGACGGTGTCGATGGTGTAGACGGCGCGCCGGGCGAGCAAGGCGTTCAAGGTCCGAAGGGCGATCAAGGCGCGAGCGTCGTCGGTCCTGCTGGTCCGGCTGGCCCGCAAGGATTGCAAGGCCCGCAAGGTCTGCCCGGCGTCAAGGGTGCTGACGGTGTCGATGGTGTCGATGGTACGCCGGGCGCTGAAGGTCCGCGCGGCATCCAAGGCCCGCAAGGCGTACAGGGTGAGCCGGGTCCGATAGGTCCGCGCGGTGCCGACGGTGCTGATGGTGACGACGGCGCAGCAGGCGCGCAGGGACCGCAGGGCGCGCAAGGTCTGCAAGGTCCTCCGGGCGTCGCTGGTGCGGACTCGACCGTGCCGGGACCGCAAGGGCCGAAGGGTGATCAAGGTCAACAGGGCGCGCCCGGTGTTGATGGAGCGCAGGGTCCCGCAGGTGTCGCGGGTGCTGCAGGTGCCGACGGTGTGGACGGCGCGCCGGGCGAGCCCGGCGCTGATGGTGCCGACGGTGCCGATGGGCTGAACGGTCCGCCCGGATCGCGCGGCCCGCAAGGTGTGCAAGGCCCGCCCGGGATGGCGGGTGCGGAAGGTCCGCAAGGCGTACAGGGTCCCGAAGGTCCTGCAGGTCCGGAAGGTCCTGCATCGACGGTCCCGGGGCCAGAAGGACCGGCGGGCCTTCCCGGTCCGGCTGGTCCCGTGGGTCCGCAAGGCCCGCAGGGTGTGCAGGGTTATCAGGGGCCGAAGGGCGACGCAGGCCCGCAAGGTGAAAGCGGTGCACAAGGCGAGCCCGGTGTTGACGGCGCTGACTCAACAGTACCGGGACCGCAGGGCGAATCGGGACCGCAAGGTGAACAAGGTGAGACCGGACCGCAGGGGCCGATAGGTCCGCAGGGTCCGCAAGGTTGGCAGGGTGAAGCGGGCGAAGTGCCCGAGGCTCCTGTCGATGGCCGCATCTACGGTCGCATCAATCGCACGTGGCAAGAGGTCGTTCACGGCGAAGGCGGTGGCGGCGCAGCGCGCGTCATCATCTCCGACACTGCGCCAGCGAATGCAGTGCACGGCGATCTGTGGTGGCGTTCATCGTCTGGCACGATGTTCGTTCGCTTCGATGACGGGTCGAGCGCGCAATGGGTTGTCGAAGCGCAGTGGCCGATCATCACGAGCGACACGCCGCCGCAAGGCGTGCGCGTCAACACGCTGTGGTTCAAGTCCGCGACGCGTCAGACATTCATCCTCTATCAGGATGCAAGCTCGACGCAGTGGATCGAGATCAGTGGTCCGTCTGGTCAAGCGTTGATCAGCGACACTCCGCCAGCCAACGCGCCGCAGGGTGCGTTCTGGTGGAGTTCAGCGAGTGGCGCGCTGTTCGTTCGCTACGGTTCGATATGGGCGCAGGCAATCATGCCTGCTGCAGAGAGTCCGACAATAGCGATGCTGCTCGCGCGCATCGAAGCGCTCGAAGCGAGACTCACGTGACGGAGAATGTTTGATGGCGATGGATTTTCCGGACAACCCAACTGTCGGCGATGTCTATGGCCCGTACACGTGGGACGGAGAGAAGTGGGTGACGATGTCGAGCGGCGGCGGTTCGACCGGCGGCATCACGCAGCAGGAAGCCGACGCGCGCTATGTCAATGTCGTGGGTGATCAGATGACCGGCGATCTCTCGTTTGAAAGTGCAAGCACGGACTCGCCAGCGAAGATCGTCGGCAAGGTCGGCGGCGTGGTGCGTTGGTCGATGAAGATCGGCGGCACCGATCCTGCGAAGCTGCCGGGCGTCGAGTCGATGTTCGAGATCGATGTGCACAACGAAGACGGCAGCGTGAAGGGTCCCGCGCTGGTGGTCGATCCGTACGGCAACATCCATGTGCCGTACACGCTCGCGGTGCTCGGCAATTCTTGGTTCGCTGCAGGTGTGCGGCTCGGCAAAGACCCGACAGACAATCTCGATGCAGTGACCAAGCAGTACGCCGATGGACTGGTGATCGAAGCCGGTGGCATGCCCGATGCGCCGAGCGATGCGCTGACATACGGACGACACGCGGCGACGTGGGAGTCCGTGTTCAGTCTCTCACGTGGCGGCACTGTCGCTGCAAGTGCTGGTGTCCGCTTCGCTGGCGACACGCAGTTCGATGGCCAGATCAACGCGATGGGCGATCTCGAAGTCGCTGGCACCGCGCGCATGTACACCGATCCGGTGTTGCCGGAAGACCTTGCGCACAAGGCCTATGTCGATGCCGCTATCGCAGCAGGCGGAGGCAGTGGCGGTGGCGGTGGCGACTATCTTCCGCTCACTGGTGGCACGCTCACTGGCAAACTGATCGGAGCGCAGAGCGCAGAGGGCCGCGCCGATCCGATGATCGCGTTCGGCGATGGCTCAAGCGGCATCGCGTATCACGAGACGCGCGACGCTATCGCGATGTACTCGGTTAGCTGCGTGGTGAACGGCATTCCGATCTGGACTGCGTTCTCCGACAAGAGTTGGGGCACGCAGTTCTGGCGACCGTGGCGCAGTTCGGTGATTGAAGAAGGCATGGCCGCGCCTGCGTACTCGTGGGCGGGCAACAGCAACAGCGGCATGTATAGCGAGGACGGCTCGTCTTCGGTTGGCTTCTCTGTCGCTGGCAGCGAGAAGCTGAAGCTGATGACGGGCTCGATCCAAGTCGCGCCCGATATTCACTTCACGCTCGGCATGGACCCTGCTGATCCGATGAGCGCGGCGACGAAGCAGTACGTCGATGCGCAAGTCGCAGCAGGTGGTGGCGGCGGCACCGGCGGCGTGCCCGAGGCTCCTTCCGATGGAAAGCTCTACGGCAGAAAAGATGTTGCGTGGTCGGAGATCGTCGGCGGCGGCGGACTGCCCGACGCGCCGAGCAATGACGGCTACTACGGTCGGCACAACGGCAATTGGCAGCAGGTGCTCTCGATCAACGGCGGCGGCATCTCCGGCAATCTGTCGATAGGTGGACAGCTACAGGTTACGTCTTCCGTCTTCGCCAAAGTGTTCGAGGCGTGGGGCGATTCGCTCTACACCCACGGCGGCTACGTTGGACTCTACAAGACCGCAGCCGGATTGAACGCGCGCGTCTATGGCGGACTCAATGACGAAGTGCGTCGGTGGGACGTCACGCTCGGCAACGAAGAGATCGAGACGCCACTTACGAACACCGGCTCGAACTTCGAGATCGCATCGTATGACGATCTCGGCGAGCGTCGCATCGTCGCGAAGTTTGATCGTGCGACCGGGCTCGGCACCGTGTCCGGCAATCCTGTCAATGCGCTCGGCATCGCGACCAAGCAGTACGTTGACAGCAACGCAGGCGGCGGCGGTGGCGCATCGGTGATCGCATCCGACACGATGCCGGTCGGCGCTGCGAACAACGTGCTGTGGTGGGACTCGACGCGAGGCAAGCTCTTCATCAACTACGCTGACGCGGACTCGACGCAGTTCGTCGAAGCCGTGAAGCTGCCGCCGCAGGTCGAGCCCGGCATCGAAGAAGCTCCGGTTGACTCCTCCGACATTCCGTACGCGCGCCGCAGGAATCGCTGGGTGCGCGTGCCGATGAAGGGGCACATCTGGGGGCTCAGTGTCTACGCTAGCAACACCGCGAACCCGGGCCTCGAAGGCGCTGATCCGCAGTTGCAGATGGCGGAGGGCTTCGGTGTCACCGGTGGTGAAGCGGTGGACAAGTGGGGCCGCTTCGTGATGCCTGACGGCGGCGGCTGGAAGGGCATGGGTCCGTTCGAAGAAGGCCGACAAGGTGCGGGCGGTCTGTGGTCATCGAGCGGTGACTACGTCGTGAAGCCCGATCAATGGTATCGCGTCTATCTGATCGGCAAGGATAACGGCGAGACCGATCTTTGCTACACGCTCGAAGACTTCTGGCAACCGCCGACGGGCTTCACCGCGTATCGCCGCATCGGTATGGTGAAGACGAAGGCCGCAGGCATCGTCGGCATCCGCGCGTTTCACGCTGGCGGGCAAGGCGTCAACTATTGGTTCGATCCTCCGTGCGATCAACTGATCGCCAACCACACGGTCGGCGTGCCGAACAACGGCCTGCTCTTGTCCGCACCAGACGTCTACGGTGCAGAGGCGTTCGGCACCATCACGCTTGAGTGCGGCTCAACGCCCGGCGCGCATCTGCTCTATCCATCGGATCAGTTGTTTCAAGGCGGACCGCCTGTGCCGCTATCAAATGGCGGCGATCAATACTGGACGATCTCGGCGAACACGATGGGGCGCGCGACCGCGCAGTGGAATCTGCCGGTGTATTCCGCGACGCATCCGAGGAACGCAGGCTTCATCAACTCGCAGCATTCGACAACAAGCACCGACGTCGTGCGCATCTTCACGCGCGGCTGGGTTGATCCGCGCGGCGCAGACAAAGATCAGGATTGATCATCATGGGATATAATTTTCCGAGCGCACCGATCTACGGCGAAGTCTACGAAGACTATGCGTGGGACGGCGAGAAGTGGATGTGCGGCAAGCTCTCCGCGCCCGGCTGGGTGCCGCAGGGCGCGCTGGTGCACATCGAATTCTATGGCGGCGTCGCGCGCGCGTGGGACGGCACCGGACTGCTCGATGGTGTCGGCATCAGTGCGCTGCTCGGCAACGATCCGAACGCGGGCATGTGGAGCGGCGGCAGCGAGTACTCGCCCGATGGCGTGACCGAGAACGGCTACGACTACAACGCATTCAACGGCAGCTACTACGCACCAGCGGCAGTCGGCGTGCTGAAGGCGCTGCTGCCGAACGCGCTCACCTATGTGGTGACGTGCAACTTCGATGAGTGGTACGCGGAAATGTACATGGCGCTGATTCCGGAAGGCGCTGACACCGGCAACGTCGAGATATGGTCAACGGTCGGCGGCAACATCGCTGCGTATACCGACAGCGGCGTGGGCCTTGAGCTTCCCGGCGCGTACAACACCGAGCCCGGCGTCTTCAAACAGAACCGCATCGCGTTCACGCATCGACCGCCGATTGATGGCGCAGAGGGATTGCTTGCGATCTCGGCGAACGGTAGCGAGGCGGTGCAGGCACCGCTGACCGGCGCTGACTTCCTCGGCGGACTGAACTCATCGTGGTACATCGACAACATCCCGCTGCACGCGATCACGATCTACGAAGAGCAGCCGGTCGAAGCGCTGCAGGTGCTGAGCAATCTTCACCTCGCGCCAGAGATCAGAGCGCTCACGCCGCGCGATGTCGAGATCAGCGGCGCTGCGTTCGAGCTAACCGTGCAGGGCTTCTCGTTTGATGAAGCCGCAGTCGTGCAGGTCGATGGCGTCGATGTGCCGACGGTGTACTCCAGCGCAACGGTCTTGACCGCGACGCTGCAGGGCTCGGTGACGACGGCAACGGTGCAAGTCACCGTCAAGGGCGGCGATGCGCGCGTGAGCAACGCGCACGAAGTCGCGTTCTACGACAGGATCACCGGTCCGACGTGGGCGCTCGGCGCATCGGTGTTCATCGATCTGATCAAGCCCGGTCGCGTGTGGACCGGCACCGAAGTGCTCGACGCAGACGCCGCGACAGGCATCGGACTCTTCCTCGGCCACGACGATGCGACCAACGCGTATGTCGGCGGATCGTACACGTGCTACGACCAGCGCGTGGTGCAGATCGAGGGCTACAATTCAAGCTGGCTCAACGGCACCAATCGCATCCCGGCATATCTCGACGCGATCAAGGAGTATCTGCTCAGCACCGAGGGCGCGACGCTGCAGGTGACGACGCGCACCACCGCAGGCTGGTGGGTGAAGCGACCGAAGCTCGTGTTCACGTCGAACAATGCGGCGAACTACATCACGGTGCAGCAGGCTGCTGCTGCCTACACTCTCACGGCGCGCGCTGGTCCGCTCAACCTGACGGCAGATGGCTGCTTCGTCGAGCCAACGGGCGAGAGCTATGAGCAGTACATTCGCAATCGCTTCGCGCTGACGCTCGCGGGCACGCGCTTGGAGTTCGCAGCGAATGGCGTCGCCGCCAGCTTGGTCAGTGCAACGCTCACCGAGGCGGACCGTCCGTCAGCGAACCCGCTGACCGGCATCGTTGAGGATGGCTACAACATCGAGAGCATTGCGCTCTATGCGCCGCTGCCCGACACCACGGGGCTCGTTGAACTGAGTTCGCTGGATGCGACCGCACCGCCTGCGCTGGTGCCGACGCTGACCGGCATCAGCCCAGCGACCGGCGAGACTGGCGGCGCGGCCTTCACGCTTACCGCGACTGGCACCAACTTCACCGCGACCAGCGTCATCAACGCTGGCAGCATCGATGTGGCGACGACGTTCGTCAGCGACACGACGTTGACCGCGAGCCTCACGCCGCCTTTGATCGACGGCAACGTGCTGGTGCTCGTGAAGGATGGCGCGGCAACTACCACAGGGTTTGAGATTGTCTTCACGACGCCGATGCCTGCGCCTGACTGGGTGCCGGAAGGCGCGGAGGTCTTCATTGAATTCACCGGCGCAGGGACCGCGCGCGCATGGGATGGTGTTGCGGAGTACGACGCGGCGACGATTGAAGGCGCGCTGCTCGGCAAAGATGCCGACAGCGACATGTGGAATTACGACAGCCTCTACGATCCGGCAGCGATCACCGATCTCGGCTACGATTATTATTCTGTCAGTGCGGCGTACGCTCCAGCGGCGCTCGGCAAACTGAAGCAGATGCTGGCGGAAGGCCTGACGCTGGTCATCAAGTACGGGCTCAACAGTCTCCACAACGATCCGTACCTCGCGTTCAACAGCGGCCAGCCGTCAGCCATCGAGATAAGTCTTAGCGTCGCCGAGGTCGTCAGCGTCTATTCGCCGAACGGCAGAGTGACTCTTGTCGGCCAAGCCTTTGACCAAGCGACCGCTGATGGCGAGCGCTATCCGAACGTGATCGCGTACACGCTGACGCCGACGCGCTCTGAAATCTCGATCAACGGCATGCAGGCGAAGGCCGAGAATATGGGGCAAATCGATTTCCCCAACGGTCCGCCGACCGGGCTCTATCTCGACGGCGGCGACATCGTGAGCATCGCTGCGTATCCACCGCAAGCGAAGGAGCAGTTGCCGCTGCTGAGCGCGGTGCCGGTCAAGGCCTACTCGGTGATGCCCGTGGAAGTGCCGATCAACACCACCATCGTCGAAGTCACCGTCAAGGGTGCCAACTTCTTCAACTGCGTCGTGCAGGTCGATGGCATCGATCAGCCGAACATCTTCACGGACAGCCCGACGTCAATCAGGATGGTCTCTTGGAATTCCGGCATGACCGTCGGCGAAGAGAGAGTTGTCACGGTCAGAAACATCCTGACCGACGAGGTGTCGAGCGCAGTGCTGATGAGGCAGTTCGATCCGGCGGTTGGTCCGAGTTGGCTTCCTCCCGGCGCGCTGATGCACATCGACTTCCTTGTGCCGCGCGCATGGGACGGCGTTGTCGATGTGGTCTTGTCAGCGAGCAGCATCGGCTATCAATGCCTCGGCAACGATCCCAACACGAACGCTTATCTCGCACCGCTCACCACCGGCTACGATTACGAGCGCATCGAGGCGACCGGCTATTACTATCACGAGACGTGGCCGCTCCCGGCGTACATCTCAAGCATGCGTCAAGCCGTGCTCGCCGATTGCACGGTGGTGATCACGCTTGCATCGCAGAGCGATAGCGCTCCTCCGGAGATCGCGTTCGTCTCTGCTGATGGACTCACTGGCATCGTTGCCGGGACCAACGGCACAGCGGACATGACGGTGACGTCACGGCGCGGCCCGCTCGCTCTGTCGGTGCCGGGTGCGTGGGTTGTGCCGACGTCGGCGGAGTATGTTCGCAACCGCTATGCGTTCACATCCACGGCGGGGCGGTTCGAGATTGCGGTGAACGGCTCGGCTGCTGCCGCTGGTGTGGTCGATGCGACCGACCGCGATGCGACGGTGGTTGCCATTGCGAACAAGGGCGCGAACATCGAGAGCATCACGGTGTATCCGCCGCTCGCGGACGTCACCGGCTTGTCGGAGTTGAGTTCTCTGACAGAAGCGCCACCGCCAACAGGTGGCAAGCCTGAGTGGGTGCCTGCAGATGCGACGCTCTACATCGACTTCCTGAACGGCGGGCGCGCTTGGGATGGCACCAACGAACTCGACGCTGCAGGCATCGGCGCGCTGCTCGGTGCTGATGCTGGGGTGACTGGCACGGTCGCCTTCAATCCTGCGTGGATCGAGACCCACGGATTGAATCCACCAGCCTATGAGACGTTCGCGTTCCTCGGCGCAGCAAATGCCGCGCTGTTTCCCGCTGGATCACTCGTGATGGGTTGGCGGCACGACGCGACGCTGACGGGGAGGCCCGAGATCACGCTGTACTCGGCGGACAACAGCAAGAGCATGCGGTTCTATCATCCCGACAACACGTGGTACATGTACGGCACCGGCGGCACGCTCTACGGAAGCGATGGTCCGGTCGATCACAGTCTGAACCTTGCGCCGAACGCTGGCGGCCTGACGTACAGCGGCACGGGCGACGGCGTTGATGTTCACATCTCGGCGAACAACGCGGTGCAACTCACCATCCCGGTTGGCGAGGTGAACATCCCGGCGGCTTCGCCGATGGTGAAGGGCAAGATTTCATCGAGCCACATCACCAGCCTCGCGTTCTATCCAGTGCTCGCCGATCTCGCGCCGGTGACAACGCCTGATCCGCCAGCGGACCCGAACATTCTGCCGCTGCCTCTGATCCACATCGACTTCCTCGCAGACACTGCGACGAACGCCGGTGCGACTGTCGGCATCGCTTCGCTGCTCGGCACCGACAACATCGCGCAGAATAGCGGGATGCCGAACAGCTACAACGCGGCGCTCAACCTCGGACCGACCGGCTACTGCACTGGCTCCGATACTACGTGGTGCGGCTTCATCAGCGCAGCCAAGACGGCGATGACCGAGGGCGCGACGATTGTCTACAAGATACTCGTCGATGGCGCGGGCTTCCCGCTCCAGAACATCACGCACGGCTACTACTCCAACCAAGCGGCGGCGCGGAGTCTCAAGGCGATCTTGGATCACACGCTGACGACGCTGAAGCTGCAGGGCGATGACGGAGTCTTGTGGGTGGATGAGTCGGACGCTGGTGCGATCAGTGTCGTCGTCGGTGAGATCAACACGGTTGCTCTGCAGATAATCCACACCGCGAACTCTATGGACTCGATCATGTGGGTCTCGGTGAACGGCCAGCCCGCCTTCGGCAGCATTCTCCCGAAGACCAACGCGTCATGGTCCTTCGCCTACACTCTGTTCGCGAGTGGCAAGAACCGCATCCAGTCGATTGATATCTACAAGAACATCGGAGTCGCTCCGGCGATGCTGCCAGCGCTGAGCGCGCCGCCAGCAGCAGCGACCGCACAACAGGTTCGCCGCGTGCACGACACGTGGAAAGAAGGACGACGCAACGCCAACATCGGCAAGCGCAACAAGAGAGGACGCAATGCAAGATAATCGAATGAGTGAGCGGCTCAGCCAGAAGGTTGAGACCAACGTGCGGCAGATGATCGGCGATCTGACGATGCAGACCATCGTGCTGAAGAGCATGCTGGAATTGCAGGGCGAGCAGCAGAACCCGAACCAGCCGAACCCTGCACCTCCGCCGCCGCAGCCGGTGCCGCCGAACCCGGGCGAGCAGCCCGGACGCAAGGACCCGGAGCCGCCGCCGCCTGCGCCGGAGCACGCCGCATCGGTGACGCGCGGCAATGGCAAGGCGTCAGGGCAGCTTAACCGATGACCATCACCACCAGCGTTGATGCAACGTGGCGCGTCGGGCGTGTCGAGATCGATACGCCTCACGACGCGGCTGGCACCGTGCGCGGCGTGACAGAGGTGACGATCTCGGAGCCGAGCGGTCAACAGCGCGGCGGTCGCACGACCTATGGTGCGATCCCGGGTGAAGCCACCTCGCGCAACAACGCCGACGTGATGGACGACGAAGTCGAGGTCGCCGGTGGCACCAAGATCAGTTGGCGTCTCATCATGGAAGCGATGCCGCTGTTCATCGAGAAGTGGCGCATGGAGGACATCGAGAATCCTCCGGCGCGCATGATCCCGCAGCGGGGCATGCAGACGACTCCTGTCCCCGAGCTTGGTCCGAAGCCAGTCGGACCGGAAGGACTCCCGCCGCCGCGAGTCCCTCCCGTGAAGCAAGAAGGCGAGTCCCCCGTGAGCTTCAACGGGTGACGCATGGAAGAAGAGGGCCGGGTGGAGAAGGCGTTCAACGTCATCAGGTCGATGAGCCTGACGAACGTGCTCATCATGCTGTTGATGGTGCTGATCGCGATCCCGGCCTACTTCGCCTATCGCTTCATGACCGACGTCGCCTTCCGACGTGAGTTCATGTCGTCGGCGATCATCCTCGACATGCATGCGCCGTGCATCGTGCTGGAGGGTCACCGCTACGGTGCGCAGGCGCGGCACAGCGTGTTCATCGTCTACGGTCTCGACGGTCGCAACGAGAAGCTGCTCGGGCTGCGCGCACCGGGAGAGGTGTCCGGCCCCGAACTGACCGGGTTGTGCAGTCGCGTCACCGAGCTTGCCGAGCAGATCAAAGAGTTCAGGCGCAAGGAAGAACTGGCCGCGCCACCTGAGAAGGACAAGTAGCATGCCCAACTTCGAAGAGATGTTCGCGCTCGACTCGGTGATGTTCAGCGATGAGAAGTACAAGATGCGGCAGACGAAGGACGGCTACCTCGTCTGCCAGCCGCGCGTCGCGCGCACCGGAATTCAAATCTACAACGGCGCTGAAGTCGGCAGGCCTGACCTGAAGACGGTTCGCGTCTATCGCCCCGAGACCGAGGTGATGGCGAACGATGCTGTGGTCTCGCTGGCTGGCAAGCCAATCACCATCGAGCATCCTGCTCAGCCGGTCACTGCGGAGACGTGGAAGCGAGATGCCGTCGGCTACGTGGGGAGCGAGATTCTCCGCGATGGTGAATTCATTCGCGTGCCGCTGCACCTGATGGACGCTGAAGCCATCAAGGAAGTGCGCGGCGGCAGAAGTCAACTGTCGGTCGGCTACAGCGCCGAGCTTCAGTGGGGCGATGGCGTCTCGCCAAACGGCGAGAAGTACGACGTCACGCAAACTTCTATCCGTGCCAACCATGTTGCGATCACCCATACCGCTCGTGGTGGACCCAAGCTGCGTATGGGTGACAACGACACTCAGAACAGGAGAAAGACAATGGCTACGAGAACCATTCAGGTGGACGGCATCTCTGTTGAGATGGAAGAGCGCGATGTGCAGGTCGTCGAGCGCACAATCGCCAAGCTGCAGGGCGAAGTCACGGCAGCGCAAGCCGCTCTCGCGACTGCGCAGACCACGATGCAGAACGACGTCGCGGCAGCGAAGACCGAGACCGCGAACGCGAAGGCCGAGGTGCAGACCAAGGTCGCCGAGATCGCAACGCTGCAGAAGCAACTCGGCGATGCGAAGCTGACACCGCAGGCGCTCGACAAGTTGGTCACTGATCGTGTTGCCACCGTGCAGCGCGCGAAGGCGATCATCGGCGATGCGCTTGTGATCGACGGCAAGACCGACGCCGACATGCGCAAGCAGGTCGTGCTCGCGAAGATGGGCGACACCGCCAAAGATTGGAATGACGACATGATCAATGCGTCGTTCAACACGCTGGCGGTTGCTGACACCAGCAACAACGGCGCTGGCCTGCATCAGGTGATCAGCGTGCTTCGTCACTCCGACAACTCTGGCGCTGATCCTCGACAGGCGGCGTACACGCAGTATGAGACCGACCTGCAGAATCGCTGGAAGGGCAAGGCCGCTTCCTAACCACCTTTCACCCGGGTGCACGCACCCAAACGCTTTGAAAGCGAGGAGTAATTCAAATGGCTGACACCAACACTGAGACCCGTCCTGACCAGACGGTGCGGCCCGGCGACGTCACTGTCGTGACGCGAAGGAGCGCGGAAGGGAAAGAGATTTCCAAGTATGAGTATCCGACGGCTGCACCGCACGGCGTGCCGCAGGAGGAATTCCCTTCGACGATGAAGCCGGGCGTGCACGGCATGATCAATCGCATGGTTGATTACAATGCCGTGACGCGCACGGCGCAGGATGCGCCCATCGGCGTGGGCTGCGCTGTCACGCAATCGACGGCGGAAGATGGCGGCGCACTCGCAGGCGGCGCGGTCAACAGCTTCGTTGGCATCACGATCCTCGATCCGACCATCGTGCAGCCGACGACTGCAGCCGCTCTTCCTCCGAACACCTATCCGCAATATGCGAGCATGGGTGTGCTGACCAAGGGCGAGATTTTCATCCAGCAGGACACGGTCGCAACGTTGCCCGGCGAGCCGGTGTTCTACGACATCGCATCCGGCGTGCTCAGCAACGCTGGCGGCGCTGGCCCGATTCCCGGCGCGCGCTGGAAGTACAACCGCCCGGCGGGCGGGCTCAACGTCGTGCAACTCGGCATCCAGACCTGACGCGCGGTCTCGACGCTTCTTAAACCTCAAGCGATCACACCCGTCAGGAGGCGGAAATGAACTATCAGATGTTCGGAAGAGACGCGCAGACCAGCGCGTATAACTACGTCGTCAATCAGACGTCGGTCATCGAAGCGCAGGTGGTGAAGATTCAATATCCGGATGTGCAATATCCGGACCTTGTGCCCGTCGATACCAACACCGGCAATGAGTGGGTGAAGTCGATCACCTACTTCAGCGCCGACATGGTTGGTGCTGCGGATTGGTTTCACCACACTGCACTCGACGTGCCGCTCGCTGAACTGACCCGCGACAAGTTCGAGCGCGGGATCGAGATGGCAGCGATTGGTTATCGCTACACGCTCGAAGAGGTAGCCACGGCGATGAACACGCCGGGGCTCAATCTCCCTGCAGACAAGGCGGCAGCGTGCCGTCGTGCCTACGAGGAATTCGTTGACAACATTGCGCTGCGCGGATCGACCCTGAAGAACATGCAGGGGCTGATCAACTCGACGCTGGTGCTGGCAACGACCGCTCCGGCAGACGGCGCTGGCGGTGCTGGTTCAAGCACGGCGTGGGCCGACAAGAGCAATCAGCAGATCATTCGCGACATCAACACTACGTTGACCGGCGTCGCGACTGGTACGAACTGGCTGTACTACGCCGACACGATACTGCTTCCGCCGGAGGTTCTGGTGGGCATGGCCGGGCGCATCATCGAGTACACATCGATGACGCTGCTCGACTGGATCAAGCAGTACAACGTGCTCACCGTGCAGACCAACAGGCCGATCACCATCGCTGGTGTGCGCGGGCTGGAGACTGCAGGCCTCGGCGGCACCGCTCGCATGGTCGCTTATCGCAAGGACCCGCAGGTGGTGAAGATGTGGATTCCGATGCCGCATCACTTCCTGCCAGTGTGGCAGCGTGGTCCTCTGGTGTTCGACGTCCCCGGCATCTTCCGGCTCGGTGGCGTTGAGATCAGGATGCCAGCCGCGATGCGGTATCTCGACGGCATCTAACAAGGTGGCGGGCCGGGAGTCCCTGCCCGACTACCCAACTGTTCACAGCGAGTCCACGCTTGGGGCTTTTCCGCCTCGAACATCTTAGCAGGAGAATCAAATGGCGAAGGTTAAGAACACTGGTCGCGGGCCTGTCGGCTTCTTCGACGAGCACGGCAAGCAGATCACGATCAAGCCCGGCGAGGAAGCCGAGTTCAACATGACCGAGGCTGACTACAAGAAGGTCGAAGAGCTTCTTGGCGACGCACCGGACCCGAAGCCGTACGAGATCAGCGGCGGGCACGGCGGCGTTGCGAAGAAGAAGCCGGAGCAGAAGCCGCAGCCGAAGCATGAGTCCTCGCTCGGGCAGGCGCAGAAGCCAGCACAGCAGCAGCCGCAACCGAAGAAGGATTGACCGCGATGGCGTGGCCGGTCGCACCAGTCACACCGGGGCTCCGCAATCCGACGCTGCCGCCGACCGTCTCGGAATTCAGGAAGATGTTTCCGGAGTTCGATGAGGTGTCGGACGAGCACGTGCAGGTGTATCTCGACATCGGCTGTTCGTGGATTGATCCGAGCTTCTGGTTCAGCCCCGACGCCAAGGTCGCAGCGATGTTCGCCGCCGCGCATTATCTCTCGATGCACGACAAGGCCAGCGGCGGCGAACTCACTGGCAGCACCGGCGGCGGCGTGACTCCGCCCGGCGGCGCAGTCGATCCTGAACTCGGCAAGATATGGGTGAAGAGCGTTCGCTTCCGCGACCGGTCCGTCACCTATGATCGCGTCTCACTCACCGACCAGAAGAAGACCAACGGTGCCGACGCCACCAAGACAGCGTCATCTGAATTCTGGAATGCAACGCTCTACGGTCAACTCTATCTGTCGTACCGCAGGCGCAACGTCTCTCATGTGGCGGTGATCTGAGATGGAATATGTGCACACTGTAAAACGCATGCGCATGACGGCGGTGTTGCAGGCCATCGACGGCGGCAACTCACCGGGACAGATCGAGCTTCGCACCGCTGATCGAATGATCCTCGCGACGCTGATCATGCAGCGCCCGAGCTTCTATCTGGTCGGCGATGATCTGGTGTTGACTGCGCCGTGCACCGGTTGGGTCACGGTCAAGGGCGAGGCTGTGATCGGCACCATCACCGATGGCAGCGGCAACATCTGCATCGACGACATGAGCATCGGCGTCGATGTCACTGAAGACAACGTGCACGACTACGAGATTGTGCTCGACGACAACATGCTCGAAGTCGGCAATCAGGTCACCATCGTCACGGCGACAATCGAACATGGCTGACGTCGAGAAGGACACGACAGAGCTTGACGATCAGGTGGACGCGGTGTGGGGCGAGGCAGTGGTGCTGCGCCCGATGAAGTCCATCAGCGGCGGCTATCGTGAAGCGCTGCCCGATCCCGAGCGGATCGAGGTGATCGCGAAGGGCATCTACGATCAGGGACGCGGTGCTCCGGTCGAGACCGGCGGCGGCATGGCGCATCGGCAAGCGACGGTGGACTCGACGTTGTCGATCCGTCACGAGCCGGTCGATAAGTGCAAGCTGCGCAAAGGTGATCGGGTTTATTTTCCGGTGCGGAAGGAAACGCACGAGGTGACATTCATCTTCGATGATCCCGGCGGACGACCCGACGTGCACCTCGTGCGCGTGCTCGAAGAGGACGACGTGCCGGTGGTGAATCCATTGAGGTCTTCTCGATGAGCATCATCCGCATGCTGACGCGGCTGACTGCAGTCTCGGCGCTGCGCGGCAGGACGTGGGCGGCGGATCGCGTGTTCGACTCCGACAACACGCCGCTGAGCCAAGCGCTGACGCTGAACGAAGCGGCCAAGCCTTACATCGTGGTGTTCACTGATGCCGACAATCGCCCGGACATCGGCAACACCGATCTGTTCATCGGTCGCCGCGAGGTCACGCTGACGCTGGAGATCGGCGTCGCGTCGAAGATCGAGGGCGAGGTCGGCAAGGAGGAGATCAAGATTCCCCTGACCGACGAAGGCATGGAAGTCGCGCTCGACATGGTCGAGGACCAAGCGATGGCCACGCTGTGGGGCGACCCGCAGGGTGACTGGTCCGAACTGCTGAAGGGGCTGGTGCTGCGCGTTGATCGCGTCGCTGGCCAGCGCGGTGCATCGACGACGCGAGACCGTCGCTGGGCGGCGCGGCAGGTGTCGTTCATCTGCGATGTAGTGAGCGATCTGCCGCCGGGTGTGCCGGTGCCGCACGATCATCCGATCAGATTGTTCTGCGATGTCTCGAAGGCGAATCCCGAGGCGCAGATGCAGCCCATCGCCAAGATATGCGAAGCGCTGATCAGCCGCGAGGCTGCGCCGAAGTGGGAGCAGGTGCAGGCGTGGATGGGTGTGCGACGGATCGGGCTGCGCGCCATCGGTCAAGCGCCGCTGGCTGCTGACATGCCGGGACTGCGCGCGACGCTGCATGGCGACGACCTGACCGACAAGCACGGCGAGGCACCGATCCTGCGCAAGATCACGCACGACGACATGCAGATGGAGACGCATCCGAAGATCGGCCTCAACGATGAATTCGCAATCGAGACCAACGTTGCGCTGATCAAGCCGAAGCCGCCGAAGGACAAGATCGAAGCGGACGATTGATGGCTGGGCTCAACCTCTTCATCGACACGACAGAGCTTGTCGAGTTCTCGGACAAGATGAAGAAGGCGGAGAAGGTCACCAAGCCGATCATCGCCGCAGGCATCAACGAAGTCGGTGATGGGTTTGTCTCCGTGCTCACGACCAGCGTCGCGCGATCAAGCGGCATGGACCCGGAGTCGGTGCGCGGGCTGCTCCGTGTCAAGCGCGCGAACCGGAGCAACCTTGAATACGTCGTGACGATGGACGAGTCCCTGATCGCGGGCAACGCCATCGAAGGCAAGCGCGAGAGCCGCGACTTCGGCAGGCGCGACCCTGAAGAACTGGTGATCATCGTCTCGAAGAAGGACGATCTTGTCTGCATGGATTGCGAAGAGCTTGCAGCGTCCGGGCCGATGCCGATGGAGATCGCGCGGCAGCACGTGCCGAAGCACAAGAACTGCCGCTGCATGATCCTGCCCTACGTGCGACCGGGCCGACGCCTGCAGGTGGAGAGAAGCAGAGGGCTCGGACGACCGAAGGGCGATGACAGTCTGACATTGCGCCAACTGGCGCAAACGTTCCTCGACAAGACGGCAACCTCGATAAGAATCGAGATCACCAAATGAGCGACAAGTACCAGAAGCTGCTGCAGCAACTCGCTGATCTCCGCCGTCAGATGGCGGACACGCACCAGAGCGGCACCGTGCACGAGGTGAAGGGCACGAAGCTGCGGATGATGATGGGCAAGGACAAGGACGGCAAAGAGATTCTGAGTCCGTGGCTCAACACCTCGAACCATCGCGGCGGCGCGACCGAGCAGCGCTTCTACAAGAAGGGACAGACGCTGGCGATGATCTGTCCTAACGGCGACGTCTCGCAGGGCATGATCGCGCCGTACGCGCCGAGCAAGGAGTTCAAGACGCCGGAGCATGCCGACGGCAGCGGGCAGGATGAGGAGTCGTATCAACTCGACGACTATCGCGCGAAGCAGACGAAGGAAGGTTACGACAACTGGCTGCAGCCCGATGACTCGAAGGATCAGAAGGGCGGACAGCAAGGCGGTCAGCAGGGCGGCGGTGGTGGTGGCAAGAAGCAGCAGAAGGGCCACACCGGCGGCGACAAGGCGGTGATGAAGAGCCGCATGAACAAGGACGGTGGCATCACGCATCGCGTCGGCAAAGATGCGCGGCTGATGGCGCACAAGGAAGGCACGAAGATGCGCATGGCATCTGACTGGGTGGTGGTGAAGAAGGGCAAGATCATCTTCAGCCGACCACCGATCCTCGGCAAGGACCCGATCAAGAACGACGACAAGTAAACCAACAGGAGACAGCAATGCCTACACCAGAACAGCGAGCGGTCATTCTATCGAGCGAGCGTAACGCCCCGCGTCGGCAGGTGATCTTGCAGAAGTATTACGTCTACGACCCGGGCGTGCGCGCCAACGATGAACTCGGCGGACTTCGTGTGCGCGATGAGAACGACGGCAAGGGACTGTTCGTCCTCGCCGCTCCGCAGATGATCCAGTACTGGATCGATCAGGGCTTGATGGGCGAGAAGCCGGTCGGTGAAATCTCCGACGCGGGCAAGAAGCTGCTCAACCAGATCACGCGCGGTCGCACCGAGAATCCGGATGAGACGCCGCCGCATCTGCCGAAGTACGACCGCATGATCCAGTCGGGATCGCCGGGCTCGGCGCTGAAGGAGCCGGTCTCGGTCGCGCGTCGCAAGCAGATGCAGAAGGCGAAGAAGGGCAACGACCGCGAAGCGAAGCGCAAGACGCCGGAGCAGCGTGGCCGCGTTGCGCCGACACCTCCGCGCAACGAAGCACCGAAGCCGCCGATCATGGGCACGCCTGCGGAGTAGTACGTGGCCGACAATCCCTACTACGACGTCAACGAGGAGATGTGGCCAGACCTGAAGTATGGCCGCATCGTTCTCCACCCGGTCCGCATTGGAATGGATCGCTACACCGGCAAGATGCTGACCGGGTGGAATCACGTCGTCCAAAGCATGGTGCTGATCTTCGCGACACGGTTTCACGAGCGTGTGCTGCGTCGCTGGGTCGGCTCATTCGTCCCGCATCTAATCGGCAACAACGCGACCGAGACCACCATCGCGCGGTTCTACTGGGCGATTGCAACGGGGCTCGATCTCTGGGAGCCGAACTATCGCATTCAGCGTGTGCGCGTCGGCAATCGCGACAGCGGCTCATCGCTGACATCTACTGAAGAGCTTCGCACCGGTCATCTCACCACGTCGATGGATGGCGTCTATCGTCCGCGCGGTCACCTCGGCAACGACGATCCAGAAGTGCGCCGGGCCATCGGTCTGACGTCGCGCGGTTATAATTTGTGGGAGCGCCAGCCCGGCTACATTCAGGGCGCGCCGCCTGATCTCATTGGTGAGCCGGGGAGAACGCCTTGAGCGACGTGTTCGATTATCTCAATCCATCGCGCAGCGGACAGTCACTGACTGATCGGCTGAGCGAGCGCATCTCTGTGCTCGTGCCTGCGAACCTGCAGCCGATGGTCGTGCTGGAGAAGATCAACGTCGAGCAGATTCTCGCCGACCGCATGGCGCGACTGAAGGCGCTGTGGGCGAAGTACGATCCGCCGATGGCGGCGCAGTACGACGTCGAGAACCTTGAGTTCGATCCGATCAAGATCAACCAAGAGGCCTGCAGCTACTTTGAATTGATGCTACGGGATCGCGTGAACCAAGCCGCACGCGCGATCACGCTGGCGTACGCGATCAGCACCGATCTCGATGCTATCGCGTCACGCTATCCCGGCGGTGTGCCGCGTCTCGAAGGCGAGAGCGATGATCGATATCGTCGCCGCATCTGGCTGTCGCCGAACACGCTGAGCCCGCACGGCACCGCCGAGGCGTACGAGTTCTGGGCGCTGACCGCATCGCCGGAATTCCGCGACGTCACCGCGATGCGCATGGTGATGCACGACTACTATCCGACGATCCTGATCACCTGCCTGATGGAGCCGCCAGCCGATCCGGAGCCGACACAGGAAATACTGGTGCGCACGCGCGCGTACATCCACGATCTTTCACGGCAAGGGCTCACCGATGTGATCTCGGTCAACCCGCCGAAGGTCAAGCACATCAACTACAAGATCGCGGTGTGGCTCTATCCCGGTGCGATGCCTGATCAGACGCTTGAGAAGATGAAGGACCGCGTCTTCAAGCTGATCGATAATCAGTACTGGCTCGGCCACGATCATTCGCTGATGGCGATCAACGCCGCGTGCGCGCTGCAGGGCGTGCATCACGTGGACATTCTCGAACCGACCGACGACGTCTTCGTCGGACCTGACTGGGTGATCAAGGTGGACAATGTGAGCGTGCTCATCGCCGGGCGCGCCATATGAGCGACATCGTCACTGAGGGACTCATTCAGGCACCGGGCGCGAAGCTGCTCTATCGCGCATCGACCGGGCTTGAGAAGGCGATGGCCGACGTCGATGGCGAGCGGCTGATCGGCACCTATGCCGAGATCATCATCGACCAGTGGGACCCGTACCGCATCAGCTACACGAACCTGCCCTATCTCGCGTATGCGATGGGCACGCTGCTGTGGGAGGATGGCTGGAGCGAGAGCACGCAGCGCGAATGGACTGCGGTGCAGTTCACCTTCAAGAGCCTGCGCGGCACGCTCGCTGGCATCGAGATGGCGCTGGAATATTCCGGTCGCGACTTCTCGCCGCCGCAAGGTTACACGGTGCAAGAGGCGCTACGACCGCCGCAAGCGTTCTTCGCTTCGCCCGGTCTTACCAAGGAGGAGTTCGATTTCTGGATTCACAAGATGCCGGAGATCAGGATCACGTTCTCCGAGGGCGTCGGCTGGGACAGCGAAGACGTCCTGTTCTGCGGTGACGGTGGCGCTCAGTGGTTCGTCGGGCTTGATGATGGTGAGGCGCTGCATGGTCGCAAGGCTTTCCTTCGAGTGCGCGGCAAAGATATCCCGTTGCAGGTTTACACGTTCACCAAGGAGATCAACAGCAAGGTCTCGATTGACTACGAGCGCATCTGCATTCCCGGCCTCGCCGGTCCAGCGTTCACGCAAGACGACTTCGTCAACGACGAGAACTTCGTCTGCGCTGAACTGAAAGTGCCGCAGCTTGTCACGGTGCGGATCGACGGCAGCTACGATCACGAACAGAGCGCGCTGCATCTCGACACGGTCGTGCCCGGCATGGACCCGATTGATGTGCGCTACGAACGCGACAGCGACATCGGCTGGGGCAACAGCTTCTTCTTCGTCGGCGATTGGTCTGATCATCGCAACACGCTGGAGCGTGACGATCCGCACCCATCGCATCCGATTGAGATCGCGCCGCCGATCACGCCAGAGCATCCGATAGCTTATCCGGAGTCAGGTCTGCCGACACAGCCGCCGCCGCTCCCGACGCAACCGGTGCCGATTGTCTACTACGCTGACGCTGGCTTCGATGCCGCGCGCATGTTGGCTGACCGCATCTTCCTGAACGATCCGGCGATTGCTGCGGCGATCACCGGCGGCGTCTCATTCGTTGGTGTCGATTATGTCTCGTGGCCGCAGTACACGGCTGACCTGATGATCGACCTGCATATGAATGATGATTTCTGGAGTTGGTTCGCTGACGAAGGCTACACGAACGACGATAACTACTTCGCCAGTCACGTTGATCTACAAGACTTCGACCGCGCATGCCGCGCTGTCGTCGTCGCACAAGCGCTGCGAGATCGAGTGCGCACCGCCTATGACCCGACACGCTTAATCGAACTTCGCGAACGCGCTTGGACAGAAACCACGGTTGATCAGCAGGTCCCGAACTTGCTTTGAGGAGAGACAGCAGATGGAACGCAAAGTAAATATTCAGGACTGGCAGAAGGTCACGGTCGAAGACTTTAACAACTTCGGTCTTTTCCCCCGCGCGTCCTTCGATCACATCGTCGTCGATACGCTGATCCCCGACATGGCCTTCACCGGCTTCGCTGTCGTGCAGACAGCACCGGCTGTGGTGACGGTCGGCAGCGGTCGGCTCTATCACGCTGGTCTTGTGTTCTACAACGACAACGAAGGCGGCACCTCGCTCGATCTGCTCAGCGTGCTGCCGGTGGTGACGCGGCGCTATGTCGGCGTGGTCGCATGGGGCCAAGAGATCGAGACGGACACCGAGCCGCGAACGTTCCTCACCGATCCGGTGACGCGCGCGACTGTGGCGCGTGTTGTCTCCACCGAGTCGCGGCGCTGGACGAACATCTCCACCGTGGTCGGCGCTGAAGGTCCTGACCCGCAGAAGCCAGCCATCGCATCGAATACGCTGGTGGTGGCGTGGATACTTCTCGACTCGACCGGCATCGTTGCGATCCAGATGGTTGAAGACAATCGCGCGCCGAACCTGCGCGATCTCGACAACCGCATGAACGAGAACGATGCATGGCGCATCCGCACGACGTCGCGCCTCGATACGCTGGCGACCGATCTCGCCGCGCTGGCTGCACGTCTCGCTGGCACCGCATCGATGCAACTGGCGCTGCGGCTTGCCGCAGACATCGCGCGCGTGAAGGAGGAGCTTAATCTCCCCGACAGCTACACCTCATGGGGCGCGGATCACTTCCTGACCAACGACGAGTCCGACGTGCACGACGTGCCGCCGAACCCGGACTACATCGCCAAGGTCGAGGAGGGCATTCGCTTCCCGAACGCTGCAGAGCGCGACTCGCAGATGTCGCTGTTGAACCCGCTCGATCCGGCGGTGATCAATCAGGCGAACTTCGTGCTGCCGCTCTATCACGAGAAGACACGGCTCGAAGTGCTCGGCAACGACAGCGAGTTGTCGATCTCGCAGTATCAATTCCAAACCATCTCTTGGGAATTGTGCACGAAGACCCGCACGCGCATCCGCTTTGGCACGCCGATGTATGTTTGCTACAACGGCTGCTGGTGGTTCGCGCCATCCGGTCAGGACTGGCAAACGTCAATCGGCATGGGCGAATGGGCGAACGGCTTCGGCGGCTCGACCGGCATGACGCCGAACACCGATCTGATCTACGATCCGATCCGCAACATCCTGACGCGTGGCACCGAGACATTCCAAATCCTTGACGTGCAGGATGTCTCGACGCACACCGTGCTGCGCATCGCGCAGTTCTGGGTCGATGAGATCATCGACTCCTACTACTGGCGGCAGATCATCACCGTTGAAGGTCTCAGCGGTTCGGTGGTGGCGCAGTCGTTCCTGAACTCGCAGGGCGGCTGGCTGACGTCGGTGGAATTGTTCTTCACGCGCATCGCCACATCCGGCGACGTGCACGCGCTGATCGTCGAGTGCAACGACGTCGGCGCGCCGAACTATCAGAAGGTGATCGCACGCTCGACCATCGTGTCGGACCTGCTGCGCTCGCCACCGTTCGCGACGAAGATCGGATTCCTTCCGACCTATCTGGCGAAGGGCAAGCGCTACGCTGTCGTGCTGCAGACGCCCGGCAATCACTTCGTGTCGCTGGTGCACAACAACAAGTTCGCGCAGGGCTCGCTGTTCACATCGACGGACGGCGCGTGGGCCTCGGGCGACCTGACCAAGGACATCGCACTGCGGCTGAACTTCGCGGAGTTCGAGTCCACCCGCTGCACCGTGCAACTGGCTGGCCTCGAATTGAATGGCGGCATCGCGGCCATCGATCTCAACTTCGATTCGACGCGTCCGCCGGGCACCACGATCTCATTCGAGATTCAGCACAACGGCGTGTGGGTGCCGCTCGGCTACTACGACAGCAATCCGCTGGTCGCGTTGCCGCCGCTGCTGCCACTGCGCTGCATCCTTGTCGGCACCACCGATGAGATGCCGGGCATCGGCGTCGCTGCGAATTCGCGCTCGCTGACGTCGCGGCCTCGCAATGACTTCCGTCACATCTCGACGGTGCGGACGATGCCGAACCCGGTCAACACGGTCTACGTGGACTTCCGGCTCGACGCGTGGCGCGGTGAAGACAGTGCTGGCTACGAGTACCACACCTTCACGCCAGCGCTGTTGATCGGTGCGGGCTTCCAGAACGTGGTGCCGCCTGCAGTGATCGAGGATGAAGTCGCGCCGGACGATCCGACAGGATTGCGTCGTCGCTGCATCTGGGACCTTGCGTCGTTCGGTGGCACACCGATCACGGCTTACAAGATCAGATGCGAGGGCTGGTCGGACAACGCGCTCGCGCTGTTCCACGTTTCCGAGCGTGTCGATATCGGCATCAACCTCATGTGATCAGGGAGAACTCAACAGATGGCTACCGATAGATTCCCACAGCGCAACGCGACGATGCCGATGAGCGAAGAGCGCATCAGAGCCGCGCGCGCCAAGCTCGATCCCGGTCATGCATCACCGGCGAACTACCCGGCATCTGACGGCAAAGGATCGCGCCGCGAGATACGCAAGGGCGAGTGGCTCGATGATCGCGTGATCACACCGAACGCACGCCCGACACCGTCGCCGCACAATCCTCCGCCGCTGCCAGACAAGCGAGAGCTTCCGGCGTCGTACGATCCGGCGATGGTGTACAACGTCAAGTTCGGCTCGCCTTGTCAGTATGTCGGGCGCATTCTCAATCCCGGTCGCGCGTACAAGATGACCGGCAATGTCTGCGCCGATCCGAACGTGCAGCCGAAGATCATCGACGCAGTGCTGATCGGGCCGACACCAGCGCCGCCCGATGTCGGACCGACCACGACGAAGAGCGTCGCGCCAACCACGGCAAAGAAGAAGGCCTGACCGATGGCACTGAAGCGGCTCGATGAAGAGTTCGAACTGAAGCCCGGCACGCAGTTGCTTCCGTACATGAAGCGATTGCTGCCGTCGCTTGAGGCTCGCTTCCAAGACTTGGAAGAAGTGGACCGCATGCTGACCAAGATCGGCGAGGACATTCGTGCGGCGGCATTGCTGCGCATGAATGACATCCTGATCCCGGCAACCGAAGACATCCTCGCGGTCACCAAGCTCGGCTTCCTGCTCGCTCCGATCTCGACACCGTACACGCTCGTGCTCGGCTACATGGCGATGTACGTTGACGAAGGCGTGCAGCGCGACACGTTCACGCCGTCGCCTTATCTGATCATCGAGCACGTCGATGCGCCAGACGATTACGCCATCGCGCGGCTGGTCAACTACGATCAGAAGACCGGCATTCTTGAAGTGAACATCACGGCGATCCACGGCTCGCCCGGTCCGCATCCCTACATGGTGTCATCGACGCCGGGCATGGCGGATTCAGCGAAGCTCTACCACGACGCCATCACGCCGATGCACGAAGTGGTGGTGTCTGACCACGAGGAGGTGGTCTTCCTGCACGCCGAGATCATGGCCGCAGCGCAAGCGCTGGCGGAGTCTGGTCTCGATGCTTACGCGTTCATTCGACGCGACGGCACCGTGCCGTTCGAGGCGCTGCAGGTTGGTCTCGCGCCGCCGTCGAACGCGAACGACAACTACATTCCGACCAGCGGATGGGTGCGCTCGCGCATCGTCGAGTACGTCAACACGGCGGTGAAGAAGACCGGCGATGTGATGACCGGTCCGCTCACGATCCCGGCGTATCCGACGCAAGACGCGCACGCTGCCAGCAAGAAGTATGTCGATGATGCGTTCGGTGCTGGCGGCACGATGCGCGGCGACCTGACGATCAACGACAGCTATCCTTCGCTGCTGATGAAGCCGACAGGCCCGCAGCAGGATCGATTGCTCGAAGGTCTCAACTATGACGGCGCGCGCCGGTGGGTGATGGCGCTCGGCGATGGCTCTGACGACTTCGCGCTGTATCGCTACGGCGACGCGGGCAACTATCTCGGCACCGGGCTGCACATCCGGCGCAGCGATGGCGGCGTGACGCTCGGGCCGATCTCCACCGGCTATCTCTCGAACGTCGGCGGCATGAACATCGACGGCGATCTTTATCTCCATCGCGGCACCAGCGGCACCGGCGTGGTCTTCCTCAATCACACCGGCAGCGCGTATCACTATTGGGACGGCGCGACGCACACCTTCACCGGTGGCGGCGGCGCGTTCCACGGTGGCATGAACGTGCATCACCTGAACTGCTACAGCATCAGCACGCAGGGACACTGGACGACGACGTGGGGAATGACGTCGCACGGGCCGATAGACATCAACGGCGCGCTGACCATCCGTGGCGACATGGTCTTGGAGAGTCCGAACGCGAACTACATTCGGTTCTGGGATGGCACATGGGGCAACATGTACATCCACCACAACGACGACAACATCGGCTTCCTCGGTCACGACGGCGGTTGGCGCGCGTACGTCAACAACTCCTCGCAGATGTGGCTCGGCGCGTACGGATGGATTCACGACTACGTCAACAACACCGCGAGCCATCATGCGTGGACGGCAGCGAACCATCGCTACAATGAAGTGGTCTACAGGATTCGCTTCGCGCATCTCGGCGACGTGCAGCACTACTACAACCAATTGCAGGAGCCGTGGGGCGCAGGCGTGATCACCGGCATCACCGGTTGCTACTCGTCCTACTACGTGATCGGTCGCTATCGGCAATGCCACATGATGATCGCGGGCGGCTGGTACGCTGCAAGCTACTGAGGATTAACGATGCTGGAATATATCGATCACGGCGACTGGGTTGCCTACAGGCCGGAGAAACACTGGCTGTTTGATCACAATCCGAGAGTGATGTTCTGCAAGCGCGTGTCCGATGGCGTTGATTGGTACGACTATCGCAGAGAGGTCGGCATCGCGACGTCAGTGTCGCTGAAGATGACGCTGAAGCAGTTCGAGGGTCGCTGGCAGGTGATGACCACGAACCGCGAAGGCGAGATGATCTGGCCGGAGAACACCAAGCTGATCGAGTTCGATTACGACGGCGAAGATCACGAGCGACTGTGGCGCAAGTTCTTCGATCTGAAGACGCGCGAATTCACCGATCCCGAGCCAATGTCGGAGCGACCGTTCGTCGAAGCGCTCGCGAAGGAGCTTGGCGTCGATCAGGACAAGCTCATCAAATTCTTGGAAGGGAGCCGACATGGCTGACATAGCTTTCTTTGAAGGGCGACAGACAAATCAGATTCCTGTCGCGCACGAGGTCTGGCCAAAGTCACCGCTGACGATGACGGCGATGACGATGGAGTGCAATCCTGTTGGGCAGGTGGTGGTGACGCCTATTGTGCAGGATCAGAACGTCGGCGACTACGTACGCGAGATTCGCATCTTCTCACTGGCATCGGCTGGTGTTGAGCCGAGGCTGTTGCTTGCAGTCAAGATGCACGGACTCACCGTCAAGCAGCTAGAGATCATCACGCCACCAAGCACGATGTAGATTCCCCCCGCTCACAAATAAGGAGACGACAATGGGCGATCCGGTATTTGGTATTAGCATTCGCAAAGTCGATGAAGGCGCGCGGCCCGTACTTGCCGCCGACCTTTCCACCATCGGACTCATCGGTCCCTCACCGCTGGCCGATCAGGTTATCTATCCGCTCGACACTCCGGTGTTCCTGAACTCGAACGATCACAACAAGACGAAGAAGCTCGGCTACTCCGGCTACCTCGCCGACGCTGTGCGCGCGATCAACGATCAGCTTGGCGAGACGCAGTTCGCTGGCCGCATCGTTGTGATCCGCACTGCGCAGGGCACCGACCCTGATCCCGCACTGGCGCTGCAGCAGACCATCAGCAACATCGCTGGCGACTCGCTGCAGGGCACCGGCATGTGGGCGTTCCTCAAGTCTGCAGCGAAGCTCGGCTTCACGCCGCGCATCCTGCTTGCGCCCGGCTACACCTCGCAGATGGCGAACGGCATCGGCAGGATCGAGCGCACCGCGCCCGGCCAGAACTACGTGATGGATCATCTCTATCCCATCGAGTTCGAGGGCGGCGGCATCAACGTGGTGCCCGCGACCGGCCACGCCATCGGCATGAGCAACGGCACGCTCGGCCCGGTGGTGCTCGAACTGCCCGGCGCTTGGTACGACAGCCCGCCGACGGTGGTCGTTCCTCCGCCCGGCTACACCTGCACGGCTGCGGCCATCGGGACCGGTGGTCTCGGCTATACGGTCGGCGAGCAACTGATGATGCCTGACAACGTCATCCTCAACGTTGACTCGATTGATGACGTCGGCGGCAACGGCGCGATCCTCACAGCGAGCGTCGTCAATGCTGGCTTCATCGTCGGCACCACCGCGCCGCCGACGGTGCCGGTCGAGCCGCTGTCATCGACTGGTGCTGGCACCGGCGCGACCTTCACCGAGACGTGGGACGTGAGCGGCGAGCTTGCAGCGTACGAAGCCGAGGTGATGGCGGGTGCGAATCCGATCGTCGCCAGCGCGACGCCGATCTGCAATCAGTTGCTCGGTCACATGATCGTCGAGAGCGCAGGCTCTTCGATGCAGAACGACTTCGACTGGCGTGAGACGATGCAGAGCCATCGCCTGATCGCACTGTCGGGCGGCTGTCGTGTGATGGACCCGATCACGTCGTACATCGTGATCCGTCCGCTCGCGCCGCGTATGGCTGGCATCATGATCCGTCGCGATCACGAGACCGGCGCGCCGTTCCACTCTGCGGCGAACCAAGCGGTGCAGGGCATCGTCAGCCCGAACCGCGACATCGGATTCAATCTGACCGACAGCGCGAACGAAGCGCAGGAGTTGCTCGGAGCGAACATCGGTGTGCTGGTGCGTGGCGAGATCGGCGACGACTTCGCAATCGCGTCGGGCGGCTTCGTGCTGATCTCGACCGACAACGTCGGCGAAGACCCGATTTGGCAAATGTATAATGTCATGAGAGGACGCGATTACATTCACCTCGGGATGCTCAAGACGCTGCGCTTCTATCTCGGTCGCTACAACATCATCGGTCACACGGTGCAGGCGATCCTGAACACCATGCAGTTCTTCCTGCGCGACCTGCATGCCGATCAGCACATCCTCGGCTACAAGGTGAACTTCCGCACCGAGGGCAACTCGCCGGAGCAGATCAGGCTCGGCCATCTCACCGTCGGCTTCAAGGCAGAAGAGCCGCCGGTCCTCAAGCATCTCACCATCGAGTCTTCGCGCTATCGCGAAGCCATCGACGAGATGGTCGCCGATCTCGCAACGCAGTTGAATCTCGCTGCGTAATATTCTCACCCGTTCGGGCAGCACGAACTGACGTGCTTAAAACTGTAGGGACGACTGCAAGCGTCCGCCCGAACACTTCTTGAAAGGAATGATTCAATGGCAAACCTCGGCACTATCTACGTGATGGAGTCCGCGAACCTGATCGTCGGCGACCGTGGCAACAACGGCTCGGCGGCGGGTATCTCGACGCATCTCGTGCTGCAAGAGTTGAAGCTCCCGATGCTGGAGGAGAACAACGTTGACCACGCACCCGGCGGCGCGCCGGTGGCAATCGAGATTCCCACGCACATCAACAAGCTCGAAGCGACGTTCAACCTCGCTGGCTGGGACCCGATGATCATGGGCAAGATCGGGCGAGAGGGATACGAGCATCACGTCTTCACCGCGTACGGACTGATCAGGGATCGTCGTACCTCGACGGCGCTGCAGGCCATCGCGGTGATGCAGGGTCGGCTCGGTCGCGTCAATCCGACCGCGTTCTCGAAGGGCAACCTGATGGCGCACGAGTACTCGATCAAGACCATCGTGCACTATGAACTGTGGATGCAGATGTCGGCGGAGGACAAGGACCCGACCGAGATTTACTGGTGGGACTTCTTCACCTCGCGTCTGCGCAGTGGTCGCGAAGAACTCACCGACCGCATGGTCAACGTGCTCGCGATCCCGGCGAACCCGGTCTAAGCGATGGCGATGACAGTCGCGCAATTGATTGCCGAGCTTCAGAAGATGGAGGTCGGCAAGCGCGTCGTCGTCGCAGATCGCGACGGCGCGGGCGGTCACGAGGACATCGAGTTCATCGACAAGCGAGTCGATAGGGGCGAAGACGTCGTCGCGATCTGGTTTCACCATTAACGGGAGCGGCAGTGATCACGCACAATAAGATGGGCGGTCGCACCGTCGAGCTATTCATTCCGTTCGAGCACGGCGGCAAGAAGATCGAGAAGATCACCTTCTCGCCGCTGCTGCTCGGGCACGTGCTGCGCTGGAATGAAGGCGCGTGGAAAACCATGATCGGCTTGCTGGTCGAGCTTGCCGACGTGGACGAGACAGTCGTTCGCGGTTTGCGCTATCCGGACGCCGACCGGATCATGGAGACGTTCCTCGGCATGCTGACGCCGGAGATACGCGACGACATCGGCAACAACCGCATCCCGACTCCGTTCAACGCCGACGAAGATGTCGAGGCTGCGATGCGAGCGGTCGCGGCAGGACAGACGGCGAATGGCGGCGACGATGGTCAGGGGCTCGACCCATCCCTGATGCGTGGCCCGGGCGTGCCGCTGCCGGAAGCTGGATTCGATCTGAGCGAAGAACCCTGAAAGGGTTTGAACGATGGGCGCTAACGACCAAGAGACAACGGTCCGCATCACCGCCGAGGACAACACCAGCAAAGCGGTGACGTCTATCGGCGCGCGGTTCTATGCCCTGCACAAGGAAGCGCAGGCGATGTTCCGTGGCTACGCTGACGGCGCGCTGGTCAGCACCAAGTCCATCGAGATGTTCGCGAAGAAGAACAAGACCACCTTCGATGAAGCCTTCCAGCAGATGCAGAAGCTGCACGACGCCGAGAACAAAGCGTTCAAGGCGCGGCAGGACGCTGCCGCCAACACGGACAAGGACAACACGAAGCAGGCGGCTGGCGCGAAGGGTGTCGCCAAAGAACTGGCGGGGATGGCCGCGCGCTATCTGTCGGTCGCCGCTGCCGTCGATATCGTGCGGCGTTCGTTCCTCGGCTTTGCCGACTTCGACAAGAAGATGCGGCTGATCCAGAACGGCACCGACGCGACCAAGGAGCAGATGAAGGAATTCTCCGCTGTCATCAAGCAGGTCTCGGCGGAGACCGGCGCAAGTCTCGACGACGTCGCCGAAGGCTTCAAGACATTGCAGGAGACCGCGAACCTCTCGCTCGCCGAGACGCAGAAGATATTGCCGGAGCTTGCGGTGCAGGCCGATGGCATGGGCGTCAGCGTCACGCAGCTTGGTCGGCTGATGGGCGAGATGATGCGCAACTTCAACATCCCGGCTGCGGATGCCAGCCGCGCGATGGAGATCATCTCGCACGGCGCGCGCAAGCTCGGGCTCAACGTCGGCGATCTCGGCCCGGCGATCTCTGGTCTCACGTCGTCGATGGCGGAGTGGGGATACACCGGGGCCGAAGGTGCGGCGCGCATGGTCGCGATGCTCGGCGAAGCGCGCAAGGCGACCGGCGATTCCTCGAAGGCCGCGCAGGTTCTCAGCAACATCTTCGAGAAGCTCGGCTCGGGACAACTGGCAGAAGCGCTCGGCAAGAATCCGCAGATGCTCTACAAGCAACTGAAGGAGATTCAAGCCGCAGGCGGCGACGTCATGGGCGCGATTGTCGCCATGATGGAAAAGGCGACCGATCAGCGCAAGGTGGCTGAAGCCATCGGCGTTCGCGACATCAAGGTCGTGCGCAAGCTGACCGAGTCGTGGGGCGACATGACCGGCAAGATCACCGAAGCGAAGAACGCGCAAGGTGGTTACGCTGCAGGATTGAACACGCTCAACAGCGCGCAGGGTCGCGTCAATCAGTTGATGGCGAGCATCGTCGAGTTGATGAACTCGCTCGGCGCACTGCTCGATGCGCTCGGCGCAACCACCGCACTGAAGTTTCTCGCCGATCAGATCATGGCCGCAGTCAAAGGCATGGAGCGTCTGACCGAGTTGTGGAAGTGGATCACCGGGCAGGAGATCAAGAAGCCCGAATGGATTCCGCAGAGCGGCGCGGAGTTCAGGCATCGGCTGTGGGGCTCGCGCGAGTATGGCGGCTTCGGCGAATTGAAGCGACCGTGGGATCGCGAGAAGAACGCGCCGGGCATGACGAAGGAAGAGAAGGCGGCGGAGCAGAAGCGCATCGAGTCGATGTCGCCGCAAGAGAAGGCGCTGTACGAGCAGGGCTTGAAGCGCCAGCGCGAACTGAACCAGCAGATCGAGACCACGACCGGCAACATCAAGAAGATGTCGTTCGCGTTGCCGGACACGCCGGGCTTCAAGGTGTGGAAGACCGCGCTCGGTGTCCCGCAAGGCGGCGGCGCTCCGAGTGCTGGCTATGGTGGCAGCGGCGATGCGTCGGTGCTTCCTGCATCGTACTCGCCGGGCGGCGGTCTCGTGCATCGCGCGAGCTACGGCGGCGGCGACGGCACGCCAATCGGCAATGCATTCTCGCGCGCGAACGCGATGGGCGCGGGCACACGCAACGTCGTGGACTTCGCTGCGGCGCGCGCGCGTCGCGTGTCGTATGGCGGCAGCGCGGACGCGCGCACGCTCGATGCTGATTATCATCCCGGCGAAGGCGGTTACCTCGGCGGGCCGGGCGGCGGTGTCGGCCCCGGCTACGGTGGGCACGGTGCAGGCGGTCCGGGCATCCCCGGCATGGAGCGCGCTGGTCCCGGCGGCTATGGCTCATCCTATGGCGGCGGCAGTCAACCGCAGATGACGGGGCGCGGATCGTCGCTGCCGGGCGCTGGCGGAGAGCGCACGCACGCGAGCCTTCCACCACCGAGCGGACCGCAGTCGCCGACTGAACCGTCTGGTGCCGTCGATGAGCACGGGCACGCGCACACCGGTGTCGGCGGCTATAACTTCATGGGCAGCGAACGCGCACGGAGGATGGGTTACAACATCCAGCACGGAAGCCGCGAAGCGCAGATGCCGTTCGCGACTGGCATTCCGAAGGATGCATACGGCGGCAGGCTGTCAACGATCCGCGCGAACAAGTACGCCGGACCGGACATGGCGGGCTTCCTGAAAGACCTGCACGAGGCTGGCGCGCCGCTCGATCAATTCGCTGGTGCCTACGTCAACAAGCCACGGCAACACGGCTACGGCAACGCGCTCGACATCGAGACCGGCTTCGGCAGCGGACCGGACAACAGTCCAAAGCTCCACGCGTGGGCGATGAAGAACCCGGAGCTATTCAAGAAGATTCAAGCGCAGCGTCATATGCGCAACCTCGATCCGACATCCGGATCGACGGTGAAGGATTGGGGACACTTCGAGTGGACGCCGACCGGCAGAGCGCCAGTGGGCCAGACGCAGACCGCGTCCGCCGATGCAGCAAACCCGATGGGTACGCCTGACACTGCGCCAGCGGCGGGCGGAACGGCATCAGGAGACTTCAAAGGGAATCGCGTCAACCAAGACGTCCTGAAGACGCGCATTCAACAAGCCAACTCCGAATGGATGAAGGACCCCAAGAATCAACAGAAGATTTTCCGAACGCTTCAGGCTGAAGGCGGCGGCAACATAGCTGCCAACTTGGAGCAGATGTCGAACTACGCAGCGTCCAGAAACAAGAGCCTGCAACAGGTTGTGGAAGCTCGGGGCACCAAACAATTCTATGGTCCGCTTCGGCGTTTCCACGGTGATCCCGGCGCAGGGCGAATGATGCCGCATGAGCGTGATGCGTACAACAGCGCATGGACTCCACAGAAGCAGGCGGCGTGGGACAAGGCCAGCAACGAGGTGTTCTCTGGCGGGTCCAACAGAATCAATTACGCAACCGATCAAGGAACGGTCGGCGATCCGAACTATGACCCGAACAGGATGACCAACGTCGGCGGCAATATGTTCGGTGTTCAACCGGGCACTGGAAAGTGGGTTAGTGCGCAGCGAGGTAAGCCACAAGTCGAAGGTCCAGTCACCGCTGTCGCCGAAGCGCCGAAGACTGAGACGCCAGCGACGACGCAGACTGCAGAGGCAGGGCAAGACAACACGCCGCTCGGTCGCGCGTTCGCAGCGAGCCAACGCAGCAGGACGCGCGGCATTACCAGAGACCCGGTGCACGATGCTCAGATGGAGCGCCATCGCGAGGAGACCGAGGCGCTGAAGAAGAAGGACGCCGCAGCACCAGCGGAGGAGCCGTCGATCCCAGAGCGAGCGAAGAACGAAGTCGAGAAGCCGCTGCAGATGAATGTCAAGGTCAACCAGAACGACGTGCAATTCGCGCGCTCATCGATGAAGCGACAGGCTGATCGTGAGGTGCGCGAAGCGCGGTGGAGTTCGTACAGCGACATAGGTGCTGCATGAGAGACCAAGACTGGGTCGTCACCTTCAAGGTTGAAACGCGTCAAGGCACATCGATCACCGAGTTCTATCGTGGCTCGCGCAACGAGTGCCTGCGCATCAAGGAGATGAGCACCAGCGGCGGCTCTGATGATCAGCAGGCAACGCGCGGCTGGCGCGCCATCGCCGGGCTTGCGCAGGAGTGGGACGACTTCATCGACCACGAGAGTCCGGTCGAGGTGTTTGCTGTTGCGATGATGGGGCGGTGATCGAATGGCGAACTGGGTTCTGTTTCAATGGGGGCCGATTCAATTTCAGGTCTTTCCGTTCAACGTCAACGAGATGTCGCATCACACCGGTGCTGACTGGGCGAAGAAGGAGATCGCCGGTGCCGCGATGTATCGCGAGTGGGTTGGTGAGAACGACGAGCAGATCACGCTGAAGGGCCGCGTCTTCCCGCACTTCTTCGCGCGCGCTGCGTACACGCGCAAGATCAGACAGCCAGTGGTCGGCGGCGGAGCGGTGATGACCGTATCGCCCGACGAGAACAATCCGGTCGGCGGGCTGTTGCAGCAGCACACCGGCGGCGACTTCGCCAACAGCGGCGGGCTCACGCATCTCGACGTGATCGACAACATGCGCAGGCTCGGTCAGGCGCACGTGCTGATCCGTGGCGATGGCTGGCACTTCGGCTGGTTCATCATCGAGACGCTCAATCGCGGACACTCGCTGATCGCGCCCGACGGCATCGGCCAGATGATCGAGTTCGAGGCGAGCTTCCAACGCGTGCCGATCCCGAACGACGGCGCGTCGAACTATGGACAGATCACGGGATCGGGTGGCGTGCAGAACGAAGCACCGTCACCGGCACCAGCGCCGCCGGACAGGTTCGCATGACAGTCTCATCCTATGACGTGGTGACAGTCTCATCCGACTACATCACCGCCGACAGCATTCTGTGGAAGCGCTATCGCAACCGCGCGCCGAAGATGATCGAGCAGATGATGGATGACAATCCGCACCTCGCGAAGTGTCATCGCTATTCGCCGTTCCTTCCGGTCGGCACCGTGGTCCGCATCCCGATTGACTTCGGCGTCTTGAGCGGCGCGCCGCAGCGCAAGAACACGGTCGTGCTGTGGGGCACGACTGGCGAGAGCGATCCGGAGCAGCAGATGTATCAAGGGACACGGAAGCCGGGGGAAGTGGTGTAGATGGCTGAGCATCAAGGTCCGCGTCGTCGCGCTGCATGTCACATCTGGGTCGCTGGCAAAGACGTGTCGGCGCGGCTGTCGCCGTATCTGATCTCGGTGCAGGTGATCGACTCGCTGTCTGAGATGCCTCAGTGCAACATCGAACTCGATGACCGCAATGCGGAGCTACAGATTCCGCCGGATGGCGATCCGATATACGTCGCGCTCGGCTGGGCAGGTGAAGGCCCGCGACTGTTTGAAGGCGGTCGCGGCAAGACGTTCGAGCACACCGCGAGCCTCGGGCTCATGGCTGGAGAGAAGGAAGCCGCGTGGGGCGGTCCCGGTATGGTGCCGGTGTTCATTGGATGGGTGACGTCGGTCGAGTCAGGCTTCGGTCGTCGTGGCGGCGGTCGTCGATTGTGGATCGAGGCCAAAGGCAACAACGACAAGAGCACGACGAAGGAGCTTCAACGTGGACACGTCGGAGAAGGAAAACAGGAGGACGGTGGGGGAGGCTCTCAAGGAGGTGGGAGTGGCGGCGGCGCGGGTGGCTCGGGCGGCGGTGCGGGTGCTGGTGGCGGTGGTCAAATCCCAATGCAGACGGCTCTCACGCAAGTGTTCGCGAAGTCCGGACTGAGCGTGAAGCTCTCGCCGCAGATGGCGAAGATCAAGCGCGACTATTGGAATTGGAATGACTCGCCGATGAACCTCGGGCGACGTCTCGCCGAAGAGAACGGCGGCTTCTTCACGATCTCGAACAACATCGCATCGATGGTCGGCAAGGGTGAGTTCACCAACGCCGACGGCACACCGATGCCGAACGTCGAGGCGGTGTGGGGCGTCAACCTGATCGGCTGGCGCATCAAGCCGTACACCTCGCGGCCACAGTACGGCGGCGCTGCTGCGCGGCACTTCGACTTCATGGAAGCTGCGTGGAAGACCGTCGAAGGAAAGGTCGGCGGCTCGACACCGTTCGGCGGAGCCGGTGCCATCGCGCATCAGATCGCATCGGTGGCTGACTCCGCAACCGCCGAGCAGAACAACGCGGGCGCTGCGGGCGATGCATCGAGCAATCGCGGGCACGGCTGGGTGCTGCTCAACGGCGAACCGAACTGCAAGGCTGGCGGCATGGTGACGATTGTCGGCGCGCGGCCCGGCATCGACTGCACCTATCTGATCGAGCAGGCCGAGCACAACTACACGCGCGGCGTCGGCTATACCACGCGCTGCAACGTGATGTACCCGACGCCGATCCCGACCGATTGGGGATGGAGCAACGACCCGGGCATGGGAAAGATTCCGACCGAGCGCGACAAGACGGTCGAGGAGAAGAAGGCCGACGTCGAGAAGAAGGCGGCGGACGAGCGCGCCGCAGAGATCGAGGAGGAGAAGAAGGCCATCGAAGAGCGGCAGCGCAGAGCCGATCAGGCGTTCATCGAAGAGCGCGCCAACTCAGACTTCGTCCCCGGGCGCGCGCCGTTCGATAATTACTGGGGATGGATGAGCGGCGAGCCTAGCGCGCGCGACATCGCGGCGGCAAAGCTCTGGTACGAGCGCCGCAATCAGGCGCTGCCGCCTGCGTGGCAGAAGTATCAATAGGGAGATTCACCCATGACAACCATCGTCATCAGTTCGGGGCATGGAGCCAAGGTGCCGGGCGCGGACGGCATCATCAACGAAGTGCAGCAGGCCCGACGCGTCGTTGATGCGCTGGCTGCGGAGTTGGAGTCGCGTGAGGTCAACGTGATCGTGTTTCACGACGACACCTCGACCAGTCAGGGCGAGAACCTCAACACCATCGTTGCGGCGCATAATCGCGAGACGCGCGATCTCGACATCAGCGTGCACTTCAATGCGTTCGAGCAGCGCGAGGGTCCGGTCGGCACGGAGGTCTGGTACATCAGCCAGAAGAATCTCGCCGCGCAATTGTCGGCAGCGATGGCTGACGGTGGTGACTTCATTGATCGCGGCGCGAAGTACACCGATGATTTGAAGTTTCTCAACTCGACGAATAAGCCAGCCGTGCTGCTTGAGGTCTGCTTCGTGGACAGCGAGGAGGACTGCCGACTGTACGAGATGAACTTCACCACCATCATCGAAGCGCTGGCTGACGTGTTCGCCGAGGGCGAGGAAGAGATCACCGAGCCGGTGCCGCCGCCGGGCGAAGAGATCATCCCGCCGCGCGTGGACATCTCGGTCAGCGGTGATGTGCTGATCTACGTCAACGGCGATCAGGTCGGCACGAAGGGTTGAAGCCATGCCAAATGAAACGCTGGTCATCTCCGTCGCTGGCGCGAACCTGATCAAGCACTTCGAGTCGTGTTTGAAGAAGAGCGGGCCGGATCGATTCACCGCATATAAATGTCCAGCGGGAGTCGCCACCATCGGATGGGGCACGACATCGGAGAACGGGCACAAGATCACGATGGGTCTGGTGTGGTCGCAAGCGCAATGCGATGCCGCGTTCCTCAACGACATGCACGTCTTCGAGTCCGACGTGCGCCGTCTCGTCAAGGTGAAGCTGGAGCAGTGGCAGTTCGATTCGCTCGTGAGCTTTTCATATAACTGCGGGGCCGGTGCGTTCGCTGGTTCGACTCTGTTGAAGAAGGTGAACGCGCAGGACTTCGATGCGGCGGCGCTGGAGTTTCACAAGTGGTGCAAGGCGAAGGGCAAGAAGCTCGATGGGCTTGTGCGCCGACGCGCGAGCGAGTCGCTGTTGTTTCAGAACATTGCGGATGAAGACTACGACGGCAAGCCTGACAAGATCATCAAGCCGCTCGATGATCCTATGCCGCAACATGTGGACAAGCCGTCTCATTGAAGGAGTACTGCTTATGACACTCGGTCTCGCATTCTGGATCATCATGCTCATCTGGTTCGTGTTCGGCGGGCTGGTTCACTTCGGCATGGTTGCTGCTGCCTACACTGGCGTCGGCACGCTGTTGCTGTTCGTGCTGTTCCTGATCTTGGGATGGCAGGTGTTCGGCGCGCCGCTGCATAAATGAGCGCGACGCTATGGGGCGTGGTGGTCGCAGCCCTGCTCGCTGTCGTGGTGTTGCTGTGGTCTACCGGCGCGCTTCGATCACCGACCCTGCCCGATGATCGCAAGTCGCAAGTCGATCCGCTGCCGCCGTATCCGAGCGGCCCGCCGTCGATCTGCAAAGGATGTTGAGTTTGTGCTGGCTCTCGATCATCGTCGCGCTGATGGCTGGCGGGATCGCGGGCGTACTGGCGATGGCTGTCGTGAAGATCGCGAAGGACTGAAGGCCCGGGCTCATCACCCGGGCCTTTTTATTTGTCAATCGCGTTAATCGTGTTGCCGCTAATTCTCCGCCACGATTAGCGCCACGATTACGCCGTGACGGTGCGCCGTCGGCGTGCGAGCGCGAGCAGACCACCGCACGCTGCGATGAGTCCGGGGATGCCAGCGCCAGCGACGGGGCCGGGCACTGCAAGCGGCGTGACGTCGATGCGATAGTGCTCGAAGTCAGTGATCGTGCCGCCGACATTTACGAGGTCGAGGTCCCAGATGCGTTCGCCGTTGATCGCTTGGAAGTCGAATCCGTTCTGTCCGTTGCCGAGAGCGTAGCCGCCGAAGTTAAAGTTCTTGAAGGTGCCGTCAGCTTCCAGCGCGGTGACGTGGAAGAACATACTGCCGCTGCCTTTGATGGAAAAGATTTCCCGCGTGACAGCAAGCTGTCCGATGTTGTCGCGATCAAAGATCGAGATGTCGAGGTCGGACGTGTTCACGATCTTGATGTCGTTTCCATTTGCAGCGCCGCTGAACGCGCCGTTGCCAGAGAGATCGCGGAAGCGCACCACCTCATCGTTCTGTCCGTTGAGCCGACCGAGGATCAGGTTGGTGCTGGCGATGTTGGTGAAGATGACGTTGTTGCCGGTGCCGCCTTGACCGGTGGTGTCGATGATGATGTCGGCGAAGGCTGGCGTTGCCAACGCAGTGAGGATCGCCGCGAGGGCGAGCAGCTTGGTCTTCATGGGGAGCCCCTTGGTGTCAGTGTTTGCAAACGTGACCGGCGAACGGTACGCGCGCCGAGGTGCGCGAGCCAGCCGCATATTCTGGACACTGTGGACGGCATAACTCCTACGTGGGGCGCGTCCGGCCCGGCGGGACAGGGACCCTGACCGACCTTGCCGCCTCAATGGCTCGTTTCCCGGCGGCATCTGCCGCGTCCATGAGTTGCTGAAGCTCGACCCATGTCACCGTAGCGCCCGGGGCCGAGGCCTCTCCAGCCCCCGCGCTGCTGATCCTGCGGGCCTTCCACGCCCGGGCTCTCCCGGCGGTCACCCGGCGGCGGTGGCACCTCGGACAGGTCGCCCGGCGAATCGCCCCCACGGGCTTCCAGCGGCGGTGACAGGCCTCACAAATCAGCAGGGTCATGGTCCGGTCGCGATCTCTCGTTAGCCCCTGTAGGGTCACTCAAACCCAAGGGAGAGCCTATGCCTTACGTCACTGGATTCCTGAACGTTCACGAGGGCGGACAGCCCGACAACGCGCTGCCGGGTGGCGGCGGTCACCCATCGCAGGGACTGCCCGGCCACGGTCACCCGGGCCAAGGCCTGCCGATGCCGCCCAGCGGGACGCTGCCTGCGCCGCCGCCCGGCATGTGGCCGCCGCCGTCGCTCGGCAACCCGATCCTGCCAGCACCTCCCGGCACGCCGCCCGGCACCATCTGGCCATCGCCGGGACTCCCCGATCATCCGAGCAACGTGCTCCCGGGTGGCGGACACGCGAGCGGCCAGCCGATCCCGCCGCCGCCCGGCGGATCGATTGACAACACGCTGCCGAGCGCGCCGCCGCAGGCAGGCAACGGTCTGCCGTCGAAGACCTACTGGATGATTTGCTACGCGCCGAATCTCGGATGGAAGTACGTCGCGGTCGATCCGTCGCTGACGCCCGGCCAAGGCTTGCCGCCTGCATCGGGCTCGATTGACAACACGCTGCCGCAGGCACCAGCGCCGAAGAAGTAGAACATCACGCACTTCGTCAACGCATTGGGCCAGCATCGGAAATATCCGTGCTGGCCTATTGCTTCCGGCCTGTCCCGGTGATGTGCGTGGTGTTGCTCTTGATCCACTCGACCATGTCATCGCGCAGCACAAATCCCTCAAGCTGCTCGGCGAAGGCGTGCGCCTGTCCGATGCGATCCTGCTTGCCCTTGTCGGTCGAGATGATCTGGCACGCGACCGCCAGCGTCAGCGCGGTGCACGCTTCCGCGTTGTCCTCGCCAGCGAGGAGACCGTTGATCTGATCGACCAGCCGCACGACGTAGTCTTGTCGCTCATCGCTCATGTCTTCGGTCCTACGAGGAAGGTTGGAGGGGCGGGGATCGGCATGCGCAGCGAGCGCCACATGTGCAAGCAGTGCGGATGGAAGTTCACGTGCAGCGACTTCGGCGGATGATACTGCACGACCAGTTCTTCTTCCGCCCAGAAGATGTCCTTGACGAAGCACATCTCCTCCCACGTCGGACAGCGTTCCTCGCACGAGACCGACACGTGCTCCCATCCGTTCTCCTCATCGATGCCGCTCGATATCGCGAGCAACAGCGTCGTGCCGCCGCCCTTGACTGGCGCGAGCAGCTTGAACATTCCGGCGAGTCCATAGCTGTCGTCGCTCGCCATGTCGCCGGTGCGAACGCGGTTCGCCTGTAGCACCAGTGGAATGTAACGCCTCACCCGTTCACCGCTGGCTTCATGTTGCTGTTTGCGTCGATGAAGTGATCCATCAGGCTGCGCATCTTGATGCGCTCCTTGTCTGGCATCCGCTTCAGTCCCCACGCGATGCACGCAGCAAGCGCCATGATGCTGTCGCCGGTGGTCTCACCCTCCAGTACGTCGCCGATCCTCGTTGCCAGCGCGTTCATGTGCGCGGCCTGCTCCTGCGGTGTGCGCTTCTGATTGTCTGTCATCACGCGCTCACTGCTTCGTGCCGGGATCGTACGCGTCGAGGAGCTTGTCGAGCCCTTGATCGGCGACACTACATTCATCAACGAGGCGGCGATGGGCAACGTCTCGCGTGATCTTACCATCGCGAAGCTCGTGCATAATGCCGTTGACCTTAGCCATATTGCTCGCGATCTCTTCATTGCTGAGTTCATCCTTCACGTTGCTCTCCTTGTGCTGTCTGATCTGCTCTTCGAATATTCGCATCACGTCAGTGGTCGCGACGCCGTTGCTGATGCGGCTCGCCATGCCGCTCTGATCCCCGTACGGAAACACGAGCAGGATGAATCCGTTGTTGCGCTCGCCGCCGGTTGCGACCTTCTCGCCATTGAGAATCCGATCCAGCGCAGCCGCGAGGTTCTGCATCGCCTCGCTCATCGTCATCTCGATTCCGTCTTCGCTCACAGTTCTTCTCCGTCCGAGTGATCCTTCTTCAGCGTCTCCAGTTCGGCTGAGACGCGCGTCGCGATGATCGAGTTGGTCGCGCGGTCCTCGGTCAGGTCGAAGCGTTTCTCTTTGTGCTTCGAGTACGCGATGATGTACCAGCGCATCTCGTCCATCTTGTACATCTTGCCGAGCGGCACCGTTGCGGTCTCGCCCATCTTCAATCGCTTGAGGATGTTGTGCACATACTCCGACATCGTCTCCAGCTTCTGCTTCTGCTCCTGCCACGGCTCCATCATCTGTACTCCTCGATGCTGGTCGGCTGACCCATCAGCGTGATGTTGACCGAACCCTTCTTGAGTTGACCGAGGATGCTATCGGCAAGGTCGTTCGCCTTCTCGACGGTGCTAGCAACGAAGATCAGCCGCACCTCGCGGCCAATCACCTCGACGCGGACTCCCTTGCCGTAGTCGGGGTTGGTGAATTGTCGATCAGTCGCCATCAGTAGTCCTTCCGCGTGGTCTCGATCTGGTAGGCAAGGTCGCGCATCCTCTCGATGGTCTTCGGCACGTTGTTCACTCCGATGGTCATCACGGCGTACACCTCGCCGTCCTCCCTTTCCAAGTTGAAGTGAATCGCCGTGCACTTCGGATCGCTGCACAGGCCCATGATGAAGCTGTGCGCCAGTTCGGCTGTCATCGTCTGCACCTCCATGATTTGCCGCCGCGCGTGATCACCTTGCGCATGTGATGCCGTGTGCAGACGTCGCCGCGATCCGCAACGCGAGCGCGCGTGCGCTTCACTGGCGTTGGCTCATCATCGACCACGAGCACCGGCGGCACCTTCGACTCCGGAGGATCGAGCACGATGCGCTCTGTCTTGACCGGCACCGGCTCGGTCGATGCGACCACCGGTCGCGCGATTTGAATCTCTCTGACCCTGTCCTGCTTCTTCAGCGGCTCGGCCTCGACCTGCAGGTTCGGCTTCGGCACCACGATGCGCTCGGCGCTTGGCACGCGCTGGATGGCGAACACCACCATCAGCGCGGCCAGAGCGGAGACGCCGAACCAAACACTACTCCGAGTCAATGGAGACCAGTGCAGATCGAACGAGAGCGGCTTCCACCGGATGGCCGTTCTCTTCCAGAAGGTTGATCGCGCTGTTGACGACTTCAACAAGCCGCCCATTGCGAGCGATGCTGCGCCGAAGTGCAGCGGCGAGATGCTCTCCGACTCGGAGCATGCGCTCGGTCCTCTCATCAGGCATCATCCCATCTTCTTCGTGAAGTCGTCGCACGCGTCGCGGATCGCCTTCGACAGATTGCTGGCTGTCTCGATCAGCAGCTTGGTGTGCTCGCCCTTGTTGCGTATCTGCTTCGCCGCTTCCTCGATGGTCTTGAGGTCGTGAAGCAACTCTGTCTGCGAAGCATCAAGCTGCGGCATCAGCGCCTTCACCATGTCGCCGAGCTTCTCGACCTGCTCCGCCGTGTGCTCGTACTGCGTCATCACCGCTTGCGCAGAGAGCTTGCCGAGATCGGGATTGTGCGCGTCGAGCATCGGGATGCCGTCCTCACGCGCGGGCGGCGGACGGCGCACCACTTCGGAGACTTCTTCTTCAAGCGTGCGCAGGTTGATGTGCTCGCGGCTGCGCGCCGGTGGGCGGACAGCGTTGCCGGTGCGCGGCAGTGTTGGCAGTTGTTCGTTCATTCGGTCGCTCCTTTGATGCGTTCAGTTGTGTAGATAGGGGAGAAGATTATCAGGCACCTTCTTCTTGCCGTGCCGGTGCATGAAGTTGGCGAACATGCGGCACTGCGCGTCGATGCGTTCTTCGATTGGAAGCCTGCGCGATTCCTTCAGCATCTCCATGAGCGCAGGCAGTTCTCTGATGGCGGCATCTTCGCTCACTGGTCGCTTCCTTTGATGCGTTGATATCTCGTGTAGTACTCGATGCAGAGTTCGAAGGGATCGGGCACACCGTGTGCCGCCCACCATTCGAGTTCGTTGCCGTGCGCGTGCTGCGCCATGTGATGGTTGTGCTTCAGCGGCAAGGCCCAACGGTCATCGGGCTTGCCCCATCCCTTGTCTTTGCCGTGCTTGAATGACCGTGCGCGAAGATGCGCGGCATCACATGGCGGAGCTTGCAAGCAGCCGCACACGCAACGTTGCGAGCGCAGCCACTTGAGGTAGCCCGGATCACGCAGTGGCGGTTGCCGCTGCCGCAGTGTCACCGGCGTTTGCCTTTGTTCGGCTCTTGCTTCGGCTTGCGGTCGGGCGGGAAGATGTCCGCTTGGACTTCGCCCTGCTGCTGCCCCGTGCCAGATGATCCGGCAGATTGTTCGCCATCCTTCGGATCGCCGCCGACAGCATCAGCGCTTCCGCCTTTGTCCGCACCGTCGTCGGCTCCAGCACGAGGCTGATCGCCCCGTCCTTCACCGACAGGTTCATCACCACTTCCTTTGACAACTTCATCTTTCACCTCTTCTTTGACGACGTCGGAATTGACTTCGCCTTCTATGATCGAGTTGCGAGCCGCTGCCTGCGTGGCAACGTGCTCGACGTCGAAGCCTCGATCTCCTGCCGCGCGAGCCGCCTTGGCGTCGCGAAGTTTCTGTGCGTAGGCCGCAACCTTGCTGATCGGCATATCGACCGCTATCGATCCGTCATCGAGTTCGTCCGGCGTGTAGACGCCGAGCAGCACTTCGCTGGCGAACAGTCGGCACCATTGCCGCACGGTCGAGTAAGCAAGCTGCACCTCGGGCACCGTCTCCCACAGTGGCGAGCCACCGTAGCCGCCACCATCCCTGCGCTTCGGTCGTGCGTCGAGCATCTCCTTCAGCGTCGGGCTGGTGTACTCGTGCGGCCTCTCTTCGCCCCTGAATAGGCCGGACACCTTGCAGCGGCGCTGATCGCCTTCGCCGAGTATCTCGTGCCGCAGCCGCGTCTTCAGCGGAGCGCGCGCGGTGATCACCGCATGCACAAGCTGCGCCTCGAACGCGATCCGCTCTTCGCCCTTGTTCACTACCTGATAGGACTTCTCAGCGACGGCGAACGGGTCCATCTGCCAGCGCAGCGCGCGCGAGCAGATCGCGAGACAGCCGCCGGGATTGCCGCGCAGATAGCCCGGCACTGCCGAGCCGGAGACCGCCATCAACTTGGCGAACTCCATCACCTGTCCCATGTTCTCCAGCGCGATGCCGCCGATCTCGGCATTCACTGTGATCGGTGCAGCGATAGCACGATCAACACGCCTCTCGATTTCAGTCACGTCCATAGTCTTTGCTCCGTTTGAGTTCAGATTTACGCAAGGCCTTCAGCCTTCAGTCGAGCGTCGATGCGCGCGCGCTTCTCGATGCCGATGCCGAGCGCATCAAGGTCACCCTCGCCCGGTCCCGGCCAATGACCGGCGTCGATGCACCGGCGCACCTCGCGCATTGCCCATCGGTTCATCTGCCGACCGCGTCCCAAGTCTTCCTCGACCAGCGGGACGGTGCGCGCGCAGTACGGGCTCGCGGTCTCGACGAACATTAGCATGAACGAAGCGAACGGCAGACCGAGTCCCTCGCAGACTTCGCCGATCAGCGCGCCTTGCTGCTGATATCCGAGATCGTGGATCGACGCCTGCAGCGCGTACGATGTCACCTCGCGCGCAGTCTTGAGATCAACGAAGTCGTCTTCCGTCGGCGGGATCACGTCGGGCCGCACCTTGATCCAGAGTCCAGTCTCCTTGTCCTTCCAGAAGCCGGAACACTCGACGTAGCCAGACAGCAGACCTTCATCCACCAGCGGTTCGAGCTTGAGACTCTTCGCCATCTGCACGATGGACTTCAACTCCTTCACCGTGACGATCACGCGGCCTTCGCGTGCTTGCCGCTCATTCCATTCCTGACAGGCGTGCGCGTTGTTATTCCACTTCTTCTCTTCACCGGTCTTGCGGTCGCGATAGGTCTCGGGCTGCGCGGTGAACTTCGCATCGAACTTGTCTTCGCCGAGCAGCAGGTGATGCGCCGCCGAGCCGAGCAGCATCGGTCGCGTCACTTCGCGCGCTTCACTCTCTGGGTTCTCGCACCACTGCGCGTGCATGTGCTTCGCGCTCTTGCTCCAGAGCGTGCGCAGGTTCGATGATGACACCGTCGGACCGTCGCAGAGGTCGGCGCTGTGATAGCGCTCGATGGGGATGCCCGAGTACCAGCCGGGCTTGGTTATTTTCTTGCCAGTCCACTTCGTCACTTGCACCTTGGTTGCTCCTTTGGTGTCGTCATAAATTGAGTCGAACGGCGACCATAGCCTCTGGTCAATCCGTTTTCAACCGGCTATTGTTAAACCTTCTATGGATTTTTCCAGAGGGTGAACGAGAGAGATGATGATGGGAGCACAGACCAATGGCTCTTCGCGCAAGCGGTTGCGCGGAGAGGTGATCAACCGCAGCAAGAACAGGGACAAGAAGCGCGACGCGATCATGCGGACAGTCTTCGCGCGGCCCGGCTTTGCCAGCGAGATCGCCAAGCATCTGGGTGTTTCTCCACAGAATGTTTCTGCATGGAATCGCGTACCGCCTCACCACGTGGTCGCGCTCGCGCCTATGCTGGGACTTCCGCCCGAGAAGATTCGCCCGGACATCTTCGGAGGGAGACGCAGGATTTGAATTGGACCGATGCCGCCGATGCGATGCTGGTCAAGCTGTGGGATAGCGGAGCCTCGCTCGGCTACGTGGCGGATGGATTGTGCCTCGCTGGCTACGTGGTGAGCCGCAACTCTGTCGCCGGTCGTAAGCACCGATTGACACAGAAGGGCGTGGTCTTCCGGCGCGTCGGTCCACCGATCAGGAGCAAGCCACTACGACAGCCTATCAACCAGCAACGGAGCAAACGAATGAACACCAAAGCAACTGACACTCCTGTCGAGCCGTTTGATCACAGTACTCACGAGGGCATCGAGTATCTGGAGAACATTGATGGATGCAAGGCCATCCTCGGCAAGCGCGGCGGGGCGTGGATGTTGCCGATGGTGTGCGGACGACGGAGGACAAGCGGAGAGCCGTACTGCAACGAGCACCTGATGATCTACACCAACCAGCAAAGGAAATGACATGGCCAAAGCAGCGAAGACCACTGAAGTCGAGATCACCGAGAAGATGGTGAACAAGTTCGTCGGCGACATTCTCGAACGACAGGAGCGAATTGAATCCGCGCGCGGCACGTACATGAATGCCGCGCGTCGTGAGCGTGAGGCGATGACGACGATCTACGAAGGCCTCGCTGCGCGTGGCGTATCGCAGAAGTCGGCGAAGACCGAGATCAAGATCATCAATGCGCTTGAGCGGATCAAGGGCTGGATGTCCGATCTCGAAGTCGAAGATCGCAAGATGGTGCAGCGGCTCGCGAAGGTGCAGGGCGACAAGAAGCAGTTGCTGTTGTTCGGCGAACTACCAGCCGCACCGAAGCCCGAGAAGAAGAGCAAGGAGAAGAAGCCAGCCGAGCCGGTGCAGACCGATCTCGTTGAAGCAACCGCCGCCGCTGGCGCTCCATCACTGTCGCTGGTGTCGTGAGGGTCGATGCTGGGTAAGGAAGCAAACGCTGGAAGAGCACCGATGCGCGACCGACCGGGGGACCGTTACGACACGGCACCTCCGGCGGTTCACGCGCTGATGTCTGTCGAGAAGCTACCGCACTACATCTGGGAGCCAGCCGCTGGCAAAGGCAACATCGTCAAGGTGCTCCGCGCCGCCGGGCACCACGTGATCGCCACCGACATCAGGAAGCGCGGCTGTCCGGATGCGACGCTGACCAACTTCCTTGATCCGCAAGAGACCTATCTTGCCGACTGCATCCTGACCAATCCTCCGTACTCATACGCGACGGAGTTCATCAGCCGGTCGCTGGGGCTCGCGCCGCTGGTGATCATGCTGCTGCGTCTCAACTACCTCGAAGGCGGGACGCCGAAGACCGCAGCCGGGCGCGAGCGTGCGCGGGTGCTCGACAGACTCTCACGTGTGCACGTGTTCTCCAATCGCCTGCCGATGATGCATCGCGCTGGCTGGAAGGGGCCGCGCGCATCGAGCGCCATCGCGTTTGCTTGGTACGTGTGGGATCGCGATCACGTGGGACCGACAACAATCGACCGCATCAGATGGGAGCAGTGACGTGGCAGTGGTGTGGACTGATCCGAGGAAGGCAGCGAAGGCTGCGGAGAAAAAGTACGACGCGTTGAATCACCTGCTGTTTCAGTTCGGCGTGAACAATCTCACTGCCGATCAATTCTGGGGACAGATGAACCAGAACGGCTGGGGGCAATCAGACATCGACGCATGGTGCGCCGATTATTACCAGAGGAGCGCAGAGGAAGATGCAAAGCAAGAAGCCAAACGAGAAGAAGGGCGGCATGGGTCCGCGCGAACAACAGCTTCGCGATATGCGCGAGGCGCGAGCGGACAAGGCGGCGCGAGCGGGTCGCGAGATGAGAACGGCGCAGGCCAAGAAGTTGATCGACCAAACTATCACCAAGCCGAACAAGCCCGCGCGCAAGCCCGCCAAGCAGCGAAGGGCCTCGGGCAGGGGGAGGTGATCCATCTACGCGAGGAGCGCAAGCAGCGCGCGATTGTCGTTGGGCAGGCGCGCTACGACTTCGCTCAGCGCAACGGCTACCTCAACTCCGGCGCGATGCTGGAAGCTCTCCCGCAGTTCAGCATCGACGGCGCGGTCGGCGAGTGCGGCATCGGCGACCGCCTCGGTCTGGAGTGGCACGAGAACATCGGCAAGATCGACGGCATCGATGTCGGCACGATAATCGAGGTGCGCTCGCGACCGCCCGGCAAGGAGCTTGGCATCCGAGACAGTGACCGGCGCTTCCTGCCGCACGTGTTCGTGTGGGTCTACAAAGACTACAGCGTGCGGATACTCGGCTGGCTCTATGGCTTCGAAGGCATGCACGAGAAGGACAGCGAGCTTCACCGGCAGCGATGGAATGAGAATTCTTACTGTTGGTACAACCCACCGCCGTATCGCTCATTCGAATCTCTGGAGCGCATCATTGCAGACGAGACCAAGGTCGCGCGCATCTTGGCGAAGCACATCGAGGATGAACCGCGCCGCGAGGAGAAGCGGAGGATTGAACGAGCGAGGCAGCGAGAGAGAGCGGCGGCAGCAGCGGCGGCTGCTGAAGAACAAGGCGGGGCGTGATGCATCCCCGAGCGCAGGCGACTGCGCTCCACGATGCACCACCGCATCATCGAGGAGATACTACATGAGGAAGTTTCTATTAGCCTGCACTGCGCTGGCCGCGATGTCATTGCCTGCCAGCGCTTCGGTCACGTTCGAGTCCAAGCTCAGCGGTACGGGCGACAACGTGATCTTCAACTCCTTGAGCGGCGACGTCGCGCTTGGAAGTCTGAACGGTCAGCATCAAGGTCTCGTCGAGTTCAGGGCGCTCGATGTCTCGACATTCAATGCCGCTGCTAACGGCAACGACATCAAGATCAACGGCACCAACAATCTGCAGATCGAGGTGCATGATCAACTGAACTCGTTCGTCATCGGCACCACCACGCAGGTGTTCTCGGTGATCGGCACTGGCAACCTGTTCGCGTTCGTGCGTGCTGTTGACGCCAATGGAGTTGAAGAGCCGCTCTTCACCTTCGACCTTGGCGATCTCGGCAATGGCCACGCTCAGAACGGGTTCACGTTCCACGCCACCGACGGCGAGGTGATGACCCGGCTGACGTTGCTCGTTCAGGATGGCACGCTCACTGAGTTCGAGCACTACCGCATCGACGTTGGTGTGGTGCCGACGGCTGCAGTGCCTGAAGCATCGACGTGGGCGATGATGATCGCTGGCTTCATCGGCGTTGGTGGTCTGGCGATGCGCAAGCGTCGTCGCGAAGGTCTCACGTTCCGTCTCGCGTAAACGAAGCGATAAGGCAGTGCCCGACGTGTCGGGTGCTGCCTTGCAGCTTTGAGATAAAGGAGCAAGCATGCTGCAGATTGTTGGATGGCTTCGCCAGAAGATCACCGCAGTCCTGTCCCGATACAAGCGCAAGACGATCCCACCGCCGCCAGTGCGAGCAACACCGAGGCCGCAACCAGAACCGAATTCAGAAGCCCCTGATGATCGCTTCGGCTACGGTCAGGAAGTGCCGCCCGGGCCGGAGCCTGAGCCGCCGCGCAAACGCGGACGCCCGGCAGTATCGGAAGAGATCAAGCTGCTTCGGAAGCGGCGTCTCAGTCACGACAAGTTCGTCACGCCACAAGGCGAGCTACCGCCGCCGGTCACGCGCGAGCCCAAGCCGCGCGTGGAGCGCGTCGAGTTGCCGCCGCTGCCCGAAGCTCCGCCGCCGAGGAAAACCTATGTGCGCGGCGTGCATCACGAAGACGCCGAGGATGTGCTGTACGACTCGACCGAGTTCTTCGGCATGTTCAACTTCAGAGACACGATCCTGCAGCAACTTGAACGCTACTTCGTCTACCTCGCGCGCATGAAGAAGTACGACAAGGATTCCTACGGGCTCTATCGTCAGTACGGCGCAACGCTGCTGCCCTACATCGACACTGGCGCGCATGACCGCCAAGGCATGAGCGAGGACGACAAGAAGAATCCACCGGGTCCGCTGCCGCTTATGCCGGAGTGGTTCAACCGCATGCGCCCGACGTTCGGCTGCTTCGTGTATGGCGCTGATCCCGAGACCGAGAAGTGGGAGCTTGTCAAAGACGCGGAGAAGAAGGGCTTCACGCGGTGGGTGCCGAAGTTCATGTACATCACCAAGCACAAGAAGCCGCCGCCGACGCTGCAGATGAAGAGCGGCGGCGACATCTACTCGATGACCGTGTGGTGGGACCGACCGCATGATCCGACCAGCAAGCGCAAGTACGGCACGCCGACCGAGTTCGGAATGTTCGTCAGCAAGGACGGATCACAACTGATCGCGCTGCGCTCGCTGCGGACTCGCATCGTCAAGATATGGTCGAAGAAGCACAAGCAGAACGTTCGCTTCCCCGAGCGCGTGTGGGAGATACCCGACGAGTTCGAGTCGTGGGCGCGCAACAACGGCGAGGACGCGCAGCATTTTCTGGCGCGACTCTTCCTCACGTCGGTGGCGCGCATGTCGAACGTGCAGCGCGGCGTCGTGCGTGTCGCCGCCAGCAAGGACAACATGACCGCAGTGTTCTCGGTCAATCACGAGAAGATGGGATACTTCTTTCAGGATCGCGACATCCACATCGGCGACACCGGCGCGCGCAAGCGCATCTTCCACATGGTCAAGCCGCACACGCGCAGGGACGGGGCCGAGGTGCCGCTGCACTTCCGTGGCGAGCGCGAGTTCACGTGGGCTGGCTACGACGTGCGCATCACCGTGCCCGGGTGGGATCACCCGAACTTCGACGAGTTCGACGTCGGCACCATCGATGAGCACTGGCTTGATAAAAAGGAGTTGAAGGGGATGATGAACGAAGAAGAGCTTGGCCGCAGGCTGGCCGAGCGGATCAAGAAGGCGCAGCACGGGAGACACGATGGTCACCGATGAACGCTTCACTGGCACCGTGCTCGCACTCGATCTCGCAACCGTCGCTGGATGGGCGCTCGGCAAGCCGGGCTCGACTCCGAAGTTTGGCACCATGCGGTTCGGCAAGCCCGGCGCATCGCGCGCCTCGATCTATCGCGTCTTCCGCACGTGGATGGATGGATGGTCTGGCCCGGCGACGACGCCCGACCTGATCGTCTACGAGTTACCGATGCAGCCGCTGCACATGCGAGGCAAGACTAGCATCGACACCAGCAAGATGTTGATCGGTCTCGCCGAGCATCTCGAAGAATGGTGCTTCGATGTTGTCGAGCTTCGCGAAGCAACGGTGGGTCAAGTGCGCTCGCACTTTATTGGGCAGAACCTGAAGTCGGAGTTCGCTAAGCCTGCGACGGTCGAGCGTTGCCAGATGTTGGGATGGAAGGTCAACAACACTGACGAAGCTGACGCGTGCGCGCTGTGGGATTACCAGTGCGGATTCCTCCGGCCCGATCTCGCGCACAAGACCACGCCGCTATTCCGGCGCAGGTGATTCGCGGGACGCGCGGGCCTCGCGCGCATCAACGCGCATTCCTACGTGGGGAGTGACTCCTACGTGGGGAGCGGACGCGGCTACGTGGGGAACGTCATCAACGAATAGCGGTGCGCTCGGGCGAATCACACCGCATCGTGAGTCAACCGAACTGTCCCGAATTGCCCGCTAATCTTTTTATGACCGGGAGGTGAAAAGGATTCGACACGCGCTGGCCGAGCGCGTCAGGGTCGCCACCGAGAAAAAAGAAGGGCGTCACCGGTTCACTGCCAGTGACGCCCTAATCCGAGACCTTTGTCTGAAGCAAAGGCTGGATGCATTCGCGCGAATAAATACCATCCGCGCCCTGCCATCAAGCATTTTCCCCAGATGAAGGTTCCTCGGTCGGTCACGTCGGCCAAGAACCTGTTGCTGTGGGATGACTGCTCGGAGGCTCCCGGTCCCAAACACAGCCCGCCGTGATCGTACTGCCCTGAGCCGTGGGGAACGTCAGCTATTGGGCTGGCCCTTTGTCCACTTTGGGACGGCTGAACCAAGCGAGGACAACGAGTACTTCGGGACCGACCAGCCGGGACAGACCCTGCTGGTTATCCTTGGAGGAAAGTGGATAGGAGTGTCTGGAATCTGAAAAGGAGCAACGATGACGAAGCGAATGGACTGGCGCAAGACGCGCAAATTCGAAGCGCGCGAAGAGAAGTATTCACCGGGCAAGGTGCTCGACAATGGTCGAGTGATCCGCGACGCGCCGCGCGATAAACTCGATGAGCGCGCTCGCTACGTAGAGCGCGCGTGGCTGAAGAAGCAAGGGCTCGGCCCGAACCTGAAGAAACAATGAGGACTTGAAAGATCGGGAGACAAGCGGCTATTGTAAGATCGTCAAAGGAGCAACCACGACGATGATGAAACAAATTCCATTGAGGACCTACGACCTACTCGGCGGCATTCACAATCAATCGCCGATGGGATTGACGACAGAGAAGCACTGGTTCGTGCACGATAGCGGACGCCTCGGCATCGTGCTGCTCGACAACATCGACAAGGACTGGTCGTTCGTTGCGCTGGCGCATGATCCGCGCAAGCCGCACGGCATGTCGTTCCGCTGCTACGATGTTGGCGCGAGCTTCAATGCGCCTGACGAAGCGCGCGATGCGCTGGCCATCGCGCTCGATCAAGAACCCGATCCAGTCTTCTTCACGGAGTCGGTGTGATGCAGCACCACAACGAGTTGCTGCTCACGGTGGTGGAGAGGTTATCCGACGCGACCAACCTGCTCCGCATCATTCTTCGTGAACGAGGCGCTACCGGTGCGATACAAGAGATGCCGGTCGATGAGAGCTTCCTCGACAAGCGTATCGCAGAGATCGACTTCGGCTCGGCGACAACGAAGCTCCACTGGATGTGCTTCAGCCACTTCGACTGCATCAGCCTGAACGGCGACTATCGCACCACGCCAATCACCACTGTGCGCGATCTAATCTCGCACAGCGAGGATGAGATGCTTCGCGTCTACAACATCGGACGCATCACAACGAAGCGCATCAAGGCGGTGCTGGCTGCGCACGGCTTCCAACTGAGGGTGCACTGATGAACATTCCATCCCCGATCAAGGTCGCACGCAACACGTACCTCGTGCTCGACACGATACTGCTGCTGACGCTGCTCGGCTTCGCGCGCATCCTCAACTGGCTCGGGCTGATCCGTCTCGGCTGGGTCGTGATCCATTGGTGGCGAGGAGACCTGAAGCGATGACACGCGACACCATCGAGAAGTCGTTCGGTCGCTGGCGTGAGATACTGCCAGCGCTCGGCGTGCCATCAGCGATCCTCACCAACAAGCACCAGCCCTGCCCGATCTGCGGCGGCACTGATCGCTTCCGCTTCACCGACCGCACAAGGTCCGGTGATTTTTTCTGCAGCATGTGCGGCGCTGGCAAGGGCATGCAGTTGCTGATGCGTGTGAAGGGTTGGGACTTCAAGCAGGCAGCGCGCGAGGTCGATGCGATCATCGGAAACCTGCCGCTGCCGCAGCAAGGGCCGGAGTTCTATGCGAGCAAGGCGGCGAACCCTGCATCACTGCGTCGCCTGTACGGCGAGAGCTTAGCGGTGAGCGCCGCTGATCCGGTGGCGAAGTATCTGAAGCGTCGCGGCATCACATCGACCAGCAAGGCGCTGCGCTACATCGAGCGCATGAAGCACCAGCCAACGCAGCGACACTACGCCGGGATGCTCGCGGTGTTCTCCGATGCCGCTGGCAAGGCGGCGACGTTGCACCGAACCTTCCTGACCGAGGACTTCGACAAGCTCTGCACGATGTTCATGCCGGGCACGGTGCCGAACGGCGGCGCGATCAGGCTGGCGCGCGAGGCGGAGACGATGGGTATCGCCGAAGGCATCGAGACCGCACTGTCGGCGAGCGATCTTCACGGCATGCCAGTGTGGGCAACGACGTCGTCGGTGATGCTGGAGAAGTGGCAACCGCCAGCGATAGCTAAGCACGTGGTGATCTTCGGCGACAATGATCTGAGCTTCACCGGACAGGCGTCGGCGTTCACGCTGGCGAAGCGGCTGACGCTCGAAGCCGAGAAGAATAGGATCGAGCTACGCGTCTCGGTCGCGATCCCCGCCGTGCCGGGCTTCGATTGGAATGACGTGGTGATGGAAGATGATGCAGCGCTGAAGATGGAGGTCGCGTGATGAGCAAAGAGCGAGACATGAATCAACTGCGTGCGGTGTTGGAGGAGTTCGCGCGGCGCGAGCGCGAGCCGGACTATCCCGAGGCGCTGATCAATCTGATCGACGCAATGCGCGCCTACATCAAGATCGATGTCGCCATCGCTGACGAGCTATTGAGCGAAGGTCAGATCACGCGCACCGAGTACACCAAGGGGATGATCGAGACCAAGCAGTTGATGATGATCCTGCGCAAGTTCGAAGCGCACGGCATCGACCCATCGCTGCACGGTACGATCAAGGAGCCGCGCCGATGATGCTCCCGCTCGAAGATGTAGCACCAGCGAGTATCCTGCGGGATGATCAGGAGAACGCACTGCAGACGCTGCGCGAGGCGGTCGGTCGCCGCGAGCACCGCATCTGCATGCAGGCACCGACCGGCTGGGGCAAGACCGTGTTCGCTGCTGCACTGGTGAACGCGGCGCACCAGCGCAACAAGAAGGTGATGTTCACGGTGCCAGCGATCTCACTGATCGACCAGACCGTCGGCATGTTCGCGAAGCAAGGCATCCTCGAAGTCGGCGTGATCCAAGCCAATCACCACATGACGAACTGGGATATGCCGATCCAAGTCTGCAGCGTGCAGACGTTGATGAAGCGCAAGGCGATGCCGAGCGTTGACGTCGTGCTGATCGACGAGGTGCACATCTGGTTCAATGCTTACGAGAAGTGGCTCGGCACCGGCAAGGAAGGCGACACGGACCGCGTGCCAGAGTGGCGCGGCATCCCGGTGATCGGGCTCTCGGCAACACCGTGGAGCAAAGGGCTCGGCACGTGGTTCAGTCACTTCCACAAGGCAGCGACGATCCGCGAGATGATCGAGGCTGGCCATCTGTCGAACTTCAAAGTCTATGCGCCATCGCATCCGGACCTGTCGAACGTTCGCACCACCGGCGGCGACTATCAGATCGATGAACTGTCCGAAGCGATGCAGGAAGGCAGGCTCGTTGCCGACGCGGTTGATACGTGGCTGAAGCTCGGTGAAGGCAGGCCGACGCTTTGCTATGCGGTGGACCGCGCGCACGCGATGAAGCTCAAGCTGCAGTTCGAAGCGGCTGGTGTGCCGTGCGGATATCAGGATCACATGACATCGGATTCTGATCGAGCGTGGCTGCGCAAAGACTTCCACAGCGGCAAGCTCAAGGTGGTGTGCAACGTCGAGACGTTGACCACCGGCATCGATTGGGATGTGCGATGCATCGTGCTGTGCCGACCGACGCGCAGCGACATGCTGTTCACGCAGATCATCGGACGCGGACTGCGCAACGCGCCGGGCAAGGATCACTGCTTGATCCTCGATCACTCCGACAATCACAACCGGCTCGGCTTCGTCACTGACATCGACGAGAGCTACGTCGGACTGCACGTCGGTCAGACGCCGCGCCACGACAATCGCACCAAGGAGATCAGACTGCCGAAGGAGTGCCAGCAGTGCGGATATCTGAAGATGCCGAAGATGTCGCGCTGCCCGGCGTGCGGGTTCGTTGCGCAGGTGCTGAGCAACGTCGAGCCCGATGCTGGAGAGCTTCGCGAGTTGCAGCCGAAGCCACCGAAGCCGAAGGCGGAGATCGTTACCGTCGAGCAGAAGGGCGTGTTCTACGCCGAGCTTAAGGGCTACGCGATCAAGAAGGGTTACAAGAACGGCTGGGCCTATCACAAATATCGCGAGCGCTTCGGTGTTGCGCCAGCGGGTGTGATCGACAAGGTGCGACCGATCATGCCGACGCTCAGCACATTGAACTGGATCAAGCACATTCAGATTGCATTCGCTAAGTCGAAGACGCGAACGTGGGACGGCGCGCGAGGCGGGTGATGTGAAACGAAGACGAGGAAGCCACAGCAAATCGAACTACGTCGTCGGGTACTTCTTCGACAGCCAGATCATTGATCGTGACTTCGATGACGACGAGCTTGATCTCGTAGCACTGCGCGACAGGATCACGGCGGGCAAGGCGGTCGCACTGCATCCAGATGGAGATCGACGCGACACGATGGACGATCCGGTGCCGCTGCACAGTCACGTGCCGAACGGCGGATCGTACGCGGAATTCCCGAGCGTGTATCTGATCCTGAAGGAAGCGAAGGCGCAGCGCGAAGCTGACCGAGCACGGGACATCGAGCGCGAGAAGCGCAGGAAGGAGGTCGAGCAGATCACCACCACGCAGGTCGAGGAGCGCAAGCACAAGCCGTGGAAGCCGCCGCAGTGGGTGCCGAAGCCGTTCGATCCGCGCGAGTACGATTGGACGCCGGAGCAGGCGATGCTCAACAACATGCGGCTGAACGATCCGCTCGCGCCCGGCATCGCGCGCGTGTGGCAAGGCTACGTGATGATCAACGAAGGCGATACGAAGAACGCAACACTGGCAAATCACGATGTGCCGTGGCGCGAGGTGTGGAGAGGTCGTGGGAAAATCATTTACGAGAGGAGTATAAATTATGGCTGGGTTGGATGATGAGATGCAGTCAGCGCTCGAAGCTGACGGAGAGAAGCTGCGCCAGTTGACCGGCGAGGATCACGGGCCGTTCGAGCTACCTGAATTCTCGGTCTGGCAATTCCTGATCGACGGAACGCAGGAGAAGGTGCGCGACCATGTCACCGCGCGCGAAGCGGTCGAGGCCGCGCGTCATTACACCAACAACGTCGCGACGAAGATGGGGGTCACCGAGCGCGTGATCATCACCGACGGCGGCGACGACTGCGTGTTCGAGTGGAAGAAGGAAGAGGGCATCACGTTCCCGCCAGAAGCAAAGGGGCGACGATGAACATCATTGAATATCTGAAACGTCAGCGCGTGTTCTCGGAGCGGGCATTCGGCCCCGGCGACAGGGCGAAGGGAGTTGTGGATCACATCCGCAAGGAATTGGTGGAGGTTGAGCAAGACCCGCGCGATCTGAAAGAGTGGATCGACGTTGTGACGCTGGCGCTGGATGGCGCATGGCGGGCAGGCTTCTCGCCGGAACAGATCGCCGCTCAACTGGAAGCGACCCTCGCGCGCAATGAAGCCAGAGCGTGGCCCGATTGGCGCACCATGCCAGCAGACCAAGCAATCGAGCACATCCGATGAGTCATCACACCATCGAGTGGATCGACATGGAGAGGAAGCCGAAGGTCGCGCCGAACCCGGCGTATCCTGATGGCATCGACATCGACCTGTCGCGCGGTGCGGAGAAGACGTGCACCGTCGAGCTACCGTATCCGGCGAAGCGCATCGGCTACTACGTTGTCGCGTGCACCCAGTGCGACTTGCGCACCGGCATCACGACCGCCGGTCGCCCCGATGATCCGCGTTCAGTCAAACTGGAGTGCAAGCGATGACGCACACGAAGGACCTGCTCGCCGACGAACTGATGAAGCTCGGCCTGATCAACATGAGTCTGCAGGCGCGCGGCGGCTACTACCACGACTTCCTGTCACCGCTGGCGACGCCGGAGATTCAACTCGTCAACGATCTGGCAGAGGCCGCGCGCAAGCGCAACGACATCCGAGACCCGATCATGGAGTTGCGCCAGCGCGTGATCAATGGCGACTTCGATGCCAACCGCGAGGAGAGCGACGCGTGGGCGGCGAGCGAGGAAGGGCAGGATGCATTCCGCAGGCTGATCAGGGACAAGCCGTCGTGAGCGTGATCGACCGGGTGTCGCTGTGGGATCAGATCGCGGAGGTGAAGCGCGAGATTGATCAGCGCAAGCGCGTATACGTTAGGATGATTGCGCAGGAGAAGATGACCAAGGCAGAAGCAGAGCGACGCATGACGGTGATGTGCGCTGTGCTGGCGACGCTGGAGCGATTACGCGGGCTGGGCAACAAGATCAACGACGAAGGAGAGCCCAATGACTCACGAGGAGGAATTAAAAGCACTGCAGAAGACGGTCCTTGAATTCGAAGAGGTGGCGACACGAGTGGAGGAGAGGTTCACAACGGCCTACGATCCGACCGTTGAGAGCAAGCGGGTCAACGTCTCGATGGGATGGTGGCTGGTGATCAAGCGCCTCGGGCTGGCGATATGGATCAGCGACACGAAGCCGGAGATCACATCCGGCGACCTGTTGTCGATCAGCATCAAGAAGGTCCCTTGAGATCGCAGCGGTGATCGCATAGGGTCCGGGCCTTCCAGCGGGCGAGACTTGGGTTTGAAGTTTGCTCCTTTGACCAAGACTCCGAGCGGACCGGAGGGGGCGGCGGCGCAAGCTGCTGCCCCTTCTGCGCGACTCCTACGTAGGGAACGTCATTGCAACCGGGGAGTTGAGGTCCCGGCGACATCCGTCGCCACCTTGATCAAGGAAGGAAACGCAAATGACGAACCAGAATCTGAAGAGCGCCGCCGAACAGGTGAAGGCATCGCTCGACAAGATCACGCAGGCCAAGGACAACCCGCAGCAGATGCAGCAGGCGATCAACGACGCGAAGCAGAAGGTCGATCAGCTTGTGCAGCAGGCGGACCAAGGTTCACAGCAGGCTGGCAGCGGCGGACAGAGCCAAGGCCAGCAGCGCTAATAAAAAAAGGCCCCCGACCACCACGCGGTGATCGGGGGCTTTTCAGTTTCAGTGATGCACGAGCGACATCACGTGTTCAGGTGTCAGATTATATCTCCTCATCACGAGCAGCAGCATCTCGACCGCAGCGGGGATCGAGTGCTTCTCAGCGATCCATTTCCGAACGGTGGTCTCGTTGACGTGGAAGAACGTCGCGGAGTCGATCTGCGTCAGCTTGAGATGAGAGATCGCGTCGCGATACTCATCGCCAGTCATCGGTGCATTCCTTTTCAGTAGCGGCGTTGTGGATAGTAGGGCGCATGCGGTGGCGGCGGCGGGTCCGGGTATCGATTGACGGACACGTTGCTGCCGTAGATCGGATCGCGATATGGATCGACCGGAACGCATTGCACGTTGGTCTTCATCTGCAGGCGCGCACCATTGATCGTCGCACTGGGCGGGACTTGGTATAGCGTCTGCGCGGCGTACTCGCAGGCCTCGCGTGAAGGCCAGTCGGTGTGGTTCGAATCGACAGACACGCTGCCGGTGTTCGACACCACGATCATCGCGTACATCAATCGCCACATGGTCGTGCTCCCTTCCTTCGCTCCATGCTGACGATCTCCACCTTGCCGAACGCACCGAACACCGTCTTGACCACGCGGTTCATTGCCTCGTGGTCGCTGGTGTCGTCGTTCGTCAGGCTGTAGGCAGCGCCGGAGATCATGTCGGCGGCGACTGCCATCAACACGACCGCGACGTCTTCCTCGTCGTCGAGTAGCTGGGTGACCAGCATGACCGACTTGCGTGCTCGCTCGACTGCGGTCTTCGCGAGGTCGTTGACAATTGCTTGGCTCATTTCCTGTTGCTCCTTATGGTGCCGGTCTGCTGACCGAGCGGGTTGTAGATCGTGGTCGTGCCGTTGCTCGTGACCGCGCGCCCGGTGTTCTGACCGAGCGCGTTCGAGAACGTGGTGGTGTTGCCGCTGGTCACAGCGCGGCCAGTCTCACGACCCATCGAGTCGCGGAAGGTTTGCTGCTGCGCCAGCGCTGGCGAGCACAGCAGCATCAGTGCGAGGAGGACTCTCATCGGGCGACCCACGGTCGGCGCGCCTTCGGCTTCGGGTTGGTCTTCGCGCGGGGCTTCTTCGTCGGCTGATCGAGCAGCCACTGCTGCCCGGCATCGAGGCCAAGCTCGTACAGCTTCGGCGCGGTGTGACGCGCGAAGAAGAAGTCGAGCACGCCATAGACGCCGTTGCGCAACGCCGCGCGCCGCACGTACGCGGTGGCGAACGGCACGCCGAAGTAGCCATAGACCTGACCGTTGTCTTCGATGGTCGGATCGACGACGACACCGTCGGCATCGACCAGCCACGCGTGATCGATGCCGACGCCGTGGATGTAGGCCTTGCCCTCGCAGTAGGTGAGGTCGGGATTCCACAGCGCGGTGTGCAGCGCGTTCATGAAGCAGCCGTGTCGCTCACCGCGCGGTCCATCGTACGTGTGAGGACCGATGCGATACGCGCGCGCGTGCGCCAGCATGAAGTCGTTGTAGACATTCGGCCCGAAGGCCTCCCGTCGGGTCTCGAAGTCGGCGCGCATGCCAACTTCAATCTCCTCCGGCGTGAGGGTGTTCATCATTGTCTTTGCTCCTTTGATTGTTGATGTAGTGAAACAGTGCGACGCGGTCGTTGTCGTCGAGGCGCACGTCGCTGTAGGTCAGGGCTTCGATTCCTCGGCGCTGGAATAGTCTGGCCAGCGCTGCCAGTGTTCTCTCGTCCATTGCATCTCCGTGTCTGGTTGATAGGTTCAGAACGCCTGTCGCATCATGAGCAATGCGACCACAAGCAGGACAGCAGAGAAGACGGCGACCGCCGCCATCGCTGTCACCTCTTCGGTCCACATGTCCGGGTCCCCCATAGAAAAGCCCGGCAGCGGGATTGCTGCCGGGCCGAGTGCGTCGTTGGTCGTCAGCCGTTGTTGATCAGGTCGAGCGCCGCCTTGCCTGTCAACGGCATCTTGCGAGTCTCACCAGACTTCTTCGCCTTCATCTTCGCGATGCGGCCAGCCGCCTTCGCCTTCTTGACCGAGGCCTGCTCGGCCTTGATCTCATCGGCGACCGCAGCATCCTTCGCGCTCCTACGTAGGAACGTCGGGATATCGAGATCAACGTCGCGCGGTGGCGGCGTGATCGCGGCATGTGCCTTGACCGGCGGCACCACCGTGACCGGACCATGCGGCGGGTCAGCGATGAATGAACCGGTCGGAGGGTCCGCAACGAACTTCACTTCAGGCTCCGCCGCCAGCGCCGCGATCATCTTCGCGCGCGCCAGCCGCTTCGCTTCCTTCTCCAGCTTGGCGAGGTTCGTCATCGTCAGCTTGAGCTTCGTCTTGTTCTTCGCGATCAGTCTCTCGACGTGATCGAGGTCGCGCTTCTTCTTTGCCATGTTGGCTCCTTTGATTGTCAAACAGCCCGCTCGACGAGCGAGCAGGTGAAGTGTAGCAAACGCACTTGCGCCAAATCGCGAGTCGAGCCGATGCGCATGCAGCAAACCACTGCAGCACAAGGGTCGAGCATCGCGATTTGGAAAACTTGACTCCGATAAATACAGGGCGAGACGCGCGTGATCAGCGCGGATCGTTATCGGAAACCACTGTGAGTGAAGGGGCGACGCTGACGGAAATATTTTTTCCGAGCGTCTCCTTCGCGATCTCACTGGCGCGGTCGAGCGCGCGAGCAAAGCCATCGTGCCAGCCCTCGCAGTACTCGCGAGCCATCCTGATCTTCAAGCACTGCTCGTCGCGGTTCTTGTAGCTCCAGCCGCGCACCTCAACGTCGTTGATGGTCACGGTGATCTCGCCTTCATCGTTGTCGATCAGGCGAGGGAAGTGTGGAGTGTTCATCGTGTCTGCTCCTTCGGTGCAGCGTAGCGGGGGCGGAAGCAATGACGCAGCACGAATAGCTGGCGGTCGAGGTGTCGCTCGATGCCGACGATGTCGTGCACGAAGTGCTCATCGGGAGAGTCGAGCAGATCGTTGAGACGCAGCGGCACCGCGAGATGCGTGGCCACAAGGTCCATCTTCACGTCGCGCTCTTCGCGATCAGGAAAGAACACGAGCGCACGATGCACGATGGCATCGATCACCGCGAACTCGCTCTGGCTGATCGGTGGTGTCTTCACTCTGGGCTTCATCTGGTTTGCTCCTTCTGGGTTCAGATGATGTAGTCGGGATCGGTCGGCCCATTGCCGCCGAACCATTGCTGCTCTGCGAGATACTCCTTCGCGATCTCGCTCGCTTCATCGTCGTCGAGCCTCACGTTGAGGTACGACCAGACGGCGACGAACATCGGCTCAGCGCCGCATTGCCAGCCGACGAGCCGCGCGTTGTCGGGCCTCTCGTCGGCATCCTGTTCTGCGCCGGTGTCATCGAGGCACAGGCTGATGTAGGGGATGGCGTCTTCGCGTTTCATCGGTCCTCCACCCAGTTGAAGTAGAAGCGCGGGCTGTGCGTGAATTCCAGCGAGCCCTTCTTGCCGTCGCTCTTGCGCGTGACGACAACGAACGGAGCGGCGAACGAGTGCACCGTGAATTCGCGGCTCATCTCGTCCGTCGTCCAGCGTTGATCGGCCACTGCGAGATCGTGCAGCGGTTGATTGTCGGCGAGCATCGCGCGCCGCAGTCCTTCAGTGTGGTCAGTCATAGTCGGTGGCTCCTTTGGCCAATTGAAAACGATGCGGCTTGGTCTTCACCAAGTGCATGTAGACATCGCGGGCAGTCACCTCGCGGCGTTCGATGTCGTGTCCGCCGCACTGCGTACAATTCCAGCCGCCGAAGCCGTCGTCACCGCAGGTGTTGCAGTGATAGGCCTCGGCGCGCTCTTGCTCAGTCATCATGCTCCTTCTCCTCGGGCGGCCAGCGCCACGTGTCTTCGTTGTCGTCCCACTCCATGCCGACCGGGATCAGCCAGAGGTCACCGTCTTGATGCAGCGTGTACTGCACGCCGCTCTCGCTGGTGACGCGGGCCTTGTCGATGACAATGTCCCACGCTTCCCAGTAGTGTTCGTGATCCGGGCCAGCTTCGAGGATGGCCCAGTCTTCGTCGCTCACGTCCGCCACGTGCGAGCGTGCAACGTGGATCGTGAAGTCGCGCGGGATGTAGATGCCGCGCGCATCGTTCAGCAGCAGTAGTGCTTCAGGTCTCGTCATCGCTTTGCTCCTTTGTTGGGAAAGATGAATGTCTCGTCGGACAGTTGCCGCTCCATCTCGCGGCGCTCGATCTCGGTGGCTACTGGATCGGGATGAAGCCGACGCAGATGTTGCGTCGGAGTCTCGTCGAACGATGGCGATGGCTCGCCGTTCAACATGGCGCGCATGGCGCATTGGATGCAGATCATCATCAGCTTGTTGCTCCTTCTGGAATATTCCACTGCATCCCGTTCTCGTCGGGCTCGGTCATGTTCACTTCGTGCTCGCCGTGATGATCGACCATCGTGCGTCGTGTCGTGCGAGCGGCACCGCACACAACGCGATAGCCGCCCTTCACCAGCAGTTCGATGACCGAGCGTACGTCGTTGCGTCGCCATGCTGTCGGCGTGCCGGGCATGGTGAGCGCAGCCATCACTTGCGGATCGGTCGATGGTGCGAACACCACCTTGGATCGGTCGGGCCGCATCGCAGCGACCAGCCGCTCGCGCGGGTCCTCGCGCGACTGGCTCTGCAGCCAGAGGCATTCGAACTCGATGCAAGCGGGCGGTCGCTCCTCGTAAATCGTGCAGCCCTTGCCGATGTCGCAGTGCGTGCACCAGACACCGGCGGGCTTCTTGATGGCGGGGATGTCGAACACGCGACAGCACGCCGTGCAGCTTCCGCAGTGGTTTGTCATAGTTGCTCCTTTGATTGCTGCTTCGCTGCAGCGTGGGTGTAGGCTTGCTGGGTTGAGTAGTCGTCGCGTCGTGGCAGAGACGGGATCGCCTCGGCCAGTTCTCTTGCGTGCTTCGGATGCCGATCACCATCGAGCCACTGCATCACCGCGTTCGCTGCGGCGTTGCCCTGCTCGACCATGCGCTGATCCTTCACGTCCTCGGTGAGCAGCGCGGTGCGCACATCGAGAATGCAGCGCGCGACGGCGCGGCCTTCATCGACCTGCTTCATCGCGCGCTTGGTTGAGCCGACCACGAGCGCTTCACCGAAGCGCAGGCAGAGGCCTGCGTCCCAGTGCTTCTCGCTGTCGCGCATCAGCAGCCCGAGCACGCCGATGAAAGCCAGCGCGCCGGTGGTGGTGCCGACCGTCAGCTTGACGCCGCGCTCGTGCATGCGACCGATGGCATGCTTCGAGATGTAGGCAAGGTTCATGTCAGCCATCACCGCGCAACTGCCGGGGCGTCGGCAGATGATGCGATGCTGTGAGATGTTGACGCCGGTCTCGGTCACGCCTTCGAGCGGGTGATCGCCAGCGCTAAGCGTTGCGAAGTCGAGCCAGACCGAGCGCGTCCCTCCTGCATAGTCGAGCATGAAGTGCGCGCAGTGTTCTGGCGTGACGTGGTCGTTGAGATGCTTGACGATCTTACGCACCGCAGCGACGCGCTTGATCGGGTTGCCGAGCTTGTGGATGCGCTCGAACGCGTCGAGCACAGCGTCGGTCCAATCCTTCGCGCCGGGTGCGAGTGCGGTCGCATGCATCGCTTCGCGTCGCCGTAGCTCGCGGAAGTATTGCTCCGCGAAGATACGGCTCGCCGTTGGCAGCGGGGCCATGTGGTTTGCCTTCCGGGTTTGAGGTGGTCTGCATCCAGCCCGCAACAGTGGTCGTTCGATCAGCAGTGATCTGCCACGCTACGTTCCGACTTATTCCCCCCGTCGGCATCGCCGATATTCGCTCCTGTCTTCAGCGGGTCTCTTGGGCCGGGCTCTTACGCCGGGCTGGATAGTGCGATGAGCACTGTGAGACGGCGCACGGTGCGCCGTCCTGCAGTGGTCACTCCATGCCCCACAGCCGACGAGCGGCGGCGAGGCTGTCGCGATTCTTGCGGTCGAAGGTGTTGCACCGCTCGGTGTGATCGAGATTGCGCGGCTCGCTGCTCAGCTTCATGTCGCAGCCCTTGCTCGAATTGACGAGCAGCTTGGCCGCGTCACGCAGCGCGCCGGTCGAGCCTTCGACCAGCCCGCACGCTGACAGCCCGTCGATCATCACCAGCGACGGACAAGGCCCGGCGCGGCGGCGATGAACCTCCGCACCGAGATCGCACAGCGATGCGTAACAGCACGCACCGCAGCGATTGCACGGCGCACCGTGCTTCGGCTTGCGCTCCATCATGGAGCGCGGGACAGCGGCGATGATTGCCATGTCACTTGCAGTGTTGATGTGTGCCGTGGTCGTGGCACGTGTGGTTCGGATGCGCCGCCGCTCCCGTGATCGAGAGCAGCAGCGCGGCGATGATGGCGAGGGTCTTCATGGTGCGTGGTCCTTTCAGTGACCGTGATGGAAGGTGCGACCGCCGTCGTGCGAGTGCACGCCGTGAGCCAGTGCTTGCTTGTTGACGCCGCGTCCCGCGACCAGTTCGGCGCGCGCGATTGCGGCCTTCGCCAGTGCAGTGCCGGTCGCCATGATGCGGCGATAGATGCACGCGTCGGTGCAGCCATCCTTCTCGCTGTCGGTCATGCCATCGAACGCGATGGCTCCCGTCTTCTTATCGACGAGGACCTTGAGCTTGTTCTTGCGGATCAGTTCGTCAGCGAACGACGCGACCGCCTTCACTTCGGCGGCGCGCTGCTGGATGGTTTGGTTTTTCTTCAGGCGGGTATCGCAAGGCATTGTCGTTGCTCCTCTGAGCGTTGAATTGAAAACCGGGCGGCGAGTCATTCGCCGCCCGGCAGGTGTCGATCAGATTTCAAGCACGCGCTGCTTCGGCGCAGCCGCCTTGATGTCCGCCGCAGGTGTGAGGTCGAGCGCGCGCGCGTCCTGCTTGGGCGCGGCGATCTCGTTCGCCTCATCGAGATCGAGGAACGCAGTGCGCGCCTCGGTGACCGAGCGAATAGCCCGCATGTCGATCTCGACTGCGGCCTGCTCGCCAGCCTTCACCATCTTCTTCGCGGCCTCGCGCGCGGCCTCGACAGCCAGCGTGATGCGTGCCGCAGCTTCTGGCGACAGCATCTGTCCGATGCCCCTCGCCTTCGCCGCTGCTTCGCGGATCGACTTGACGTCGAGGTTACGCAAACCAGACTCCATCTGGTTCATCAGGTCGGAGACTTCGGAGTTGATCGCCTTCACCGCTTCGACGTCGTCGCTGGCGATCTTGCCGACCATGACGTAGACCGACACGCGCGTGAGCGTGGCGGTGCGGTTGAAGTCATCGACCACCTTGTGCGCGGCCTTCACTGCGGCATCGAGTTCTTCCTGCGCCTTCTCAGGGCAGAGCAGACCGAACGCCGAGTTGACGCACACGCCGTTGATGATCGAGCGCGCCTTGCTGCGCGCCTCGCCTGCCGCCTTGAACTCGACGGGATCAGCGATGGTGCGCTTCGTCTCCCACTCGGCGATAGCCTTGCCATCGACGATGGTCTCTTGCGCGAGATCGCGCTTCGCGTACTGCACGTTGCCGCGCACCGAGGTCTTGAGGGAGATCAGGAAGCCGGGGCGGAGGGTTTCAAACTTAGACATGGTCGTTGCTCCTTTGAGCGTTGAGAATAAAAAAGGGCGGTGCGCTTCATGCGACACCGCCCGGGATCAAGATCAGAGATCGAGCGCGACAACTTTGCGCGCGGCCTCTGCAGTCTCAGCAGCCGATGCGGGGCGAGCCCGACCAGATGCCCAGTCACGCAGCTTCGCGATCTTCTCGGAAGCCGTCTTGCTGAGCGGCACCACCGTGGCGGCAGCGTCGATCAGGTCCTGCGTGTTGATCTCGCGAGCGCCATCGTTGAACGCGCAGAACAGCGCGTCAGGCACGATGGCCGCGATCTCGGAGCCGGTGAATCCCTCGGTCGCCTTCGCGACCTTGGCAGCGTTCACCGCGACGTCACCGCGACCGTGGTCGCGCAGCGCAGCGGAGAGCACCGCACCGCGTTCAGTCGTGGTCGGCAGATCGACGAACCAGACTTCGTCGAAGCGCCCTTTGCGCAGAAGCTCGGGCGGCAGTGCAGAGACATCGTTCGCGGTCGCGATCACGAACGCCTCGCCCTGCCGCTCTTGCATCCAGTTGAGCACCGCACCGAGCGCATCGGATGACACGCCGCCATCCGCCGAGCCCGACGTTGCACCCTGCAAGGCCTTCTCGATCTCGTCGAACCAGACGACGCAGCGTCCGATTGCTTCGATCAATTTGAAAACCTTGCGAAGGTTCGCCTCGCTGTCGCCCACAAATTTGGACTTGAGCGCACCGAGATCGACCTTCAACAGCGGCACCGACCACGCCGTGGCGATTGCCTTGGCAGTGAGCGACTTGCCGCAGCCGGGCACGCCGACCAGCATCGCGCCCTTCGGCGCGGGCAGACCGTACGCGCGCGCCGCCGGGCTGTACGCCGAGCGCCGCACGTTGAGCCAGCCCTTGAGATTGGCGAGACCGCCGACCGCATCGAGCCCGCCCTTGATCGGGTCGTACCATTCGAGCACGCGCTCGCGAGACACGACGCGCTTCTTCTCGCTGGCGACCATCGCTGGATCGATCCGGCGCAACTGCACCAGCGACCGCGCGTAGCACGCCTGCGCCTCTTCACCGGAGAGGCCGACCGCAGCGTCGATGGCCGCGTCGCGTTGACCGTTCGGCGCTGCGCTCTCACGCAGGTCGTCCGGCAGTCCGTCAATCGCCGCGTCGAGGATGGCGGCGATCTCCGCGCGATCAGGCATCGGCCAATCGATGACCGTCGCATGACCAGCAAGCTCCGCCGGGACATCGCCCTTCGGCGAGATGACGATGATCGCCTGCGCGCTCTCACGCGGCGCGCCCGGGAGGGAGCGTGCGAGGTTGCGCAACTGGCGCATCGTGGTGACGCCGACCGCACCGTCGAGCCACGCGGGAAGGTCCCGCATGATCCAGACGCCGCGCTCGTTGCCCTTCGAGCGAGAGTCGATCAGCGTCAGCGCAGCGCCCGGGTCTTGAGCGTCGCGCATATCGTTGATCGGCTTGCCCGAGATGTCGGTCACGCCAGCGGCGACGTCCCACGTGCGCGGGATGTAACCGGCGGCAGCAGCCGCTTCGATCAGCAGCCGCTCGACGCGGGCTTCTTCGCGCGTCACGATCCAGATCAGAGGATTGCGAGCACGCAGCAGTGCAGAGACGTCAGCAGCCACGATCTGGCCGCGTGTTTTATCGGATGACATTGAGATGCTCCTTTGAGCGTTTGATATTGAAGACACCGGATGGTGCTTCGTGCCGCGCACCTTGCGATGCGCGGAGGCGAAGCATCACGCAGCCAGCGATGCGCCGGAGCGCGCGCGGACTGTGAGGGTCGGCACCGGCACGAGCTTGATGTGCGCGGTGCGGTACTGCGGCGAGAGCGTGTCGCGATACTCGGCGACGACCGCCTTGATGCTCGCCTTCAGTTCGTCCGAGAGCGTCTCGCGCTTCGGTGCAGTGACAGCGAGGCGGAAGGCCTCGCCTTCGTAATTGCCGACGTCGAGATCGCCGAGCGACTCCTTCAGTGCGTCCTCTTCGATCTTCAGTGCGGCGATCTGCGCCTTGAGATAGCCGAGGCGGTCGATGGTGGCAGACAGGTTGGTGCGCTTCATGGTTTGCTCCTTTGCGCGTTGGGTCAGTGTGGCGAGGTGAGGTGAACTCACTCCCGTACGATTGCTTGAGGGATGCCGGTGAAGGCGACGATGCGGCGAGCCTCTGCCATCGAGCGGCAGGGACGCTCACCGAACATGTTCGGCGAGAGCCACACGGTGAGGACGCAGCGCTCGCCGTCGAAGCCAGCGGTGCGGGTGACCGCCTTCTGCTGTGCGCGGATCGCGTCGCGTTGTTCGATCAGGCCTTCGAAGACCAGTTCGAGTTGATCCACCCAGTGATCAGCACGCGAGTGGCTGGCGCTGATCTCAAGGAAGTCGATGCAGAAGACGAAGCGGTCGATCTCCGCTTCCCATGCGGTGGCGTGATCGAGCGTGGCGGAGTTGATCTTGTCGGTGACGGATGACATCGGGTGTCCTTTCAGACGTTGGAGTTGAGTGCAGCGACTGCTGCGTTGATGGCGTCTTGCTTGCCGGTGGTGGAGATGATCTTGAACTTCGTGCCCTTCGCGATGGTGAAGCCGACCGCGTCGTGCATGCTCTGTCCTTCTTCGACGACCACGTTGCGGTCGAAGTCACCGAACTGCGGTGACCATGTCTTCGTGCTCGGGTCGCGTTCGAGCAGCGTGAAATATTTGCGAGCCATGTTGTCCTCGTTGGTTGGGGGATGTTGATGCAGTGCATCTCGACACGGCGCTGACGATGCGGGCTGACATTGCAAACTGCGTTGTCCCGGTTACGTGCGCGCCGTGCTCAGATGCACTCCCTCGTGAGGGAGTGGAATTATTTGGGATGTTGTTGAGGGCTGTCTGTTCAGCCGTTACGTGACAGGTCCCTCAGTCTGGACCGCTTCCGCCGCTGCTCGTGGTCGGCGTTCGCATGCACTGTCAGGTGATGCAGAAGGCCAGCCGCTTGCGCGAGATCACCGCTCAGAAGTCGCTTCGGAGTTATCGGTCCGTGGGATGCCATCCCGTCATGAAGCGCCGTGACGCGCTTAGACCGTTTTCTCCGCCCCAACTGAGACGACCGGTTTTTTCCTGCGGCTTGTGCCGTCCGGGTGTTCGGTCCCGGTCTCGTGCAGCCCCGCGTCAGTGCCGGGCCGAGACCAAGATATAGGGCGAATCGCCCGGGCCTGCAAGTGCTCATTTAACAATAGGTAAGGCCACTGAAATCAATGACTTAGGGGGTGAAAACAGGGCTGAATGCCTGCTCCCGGGCTCGAATCGCGCTCCTACGTGGGGCGCTGGAGGGTCTCACCGGGGGAGGTTGTCCACTGGTACATGATTGCAAACGCGGGGAATCGCGTGCACGTTTCCGCGCGAATCACGTTCGCATTTCAACAACCACACCGCATCGAAGGGGCACGATGTTCTGGGCTGTCGCACAATCGCATCCATTGTCAGAACGCAAAGCGATGGCGCATCTCGAACGTCAGGGCTTCACATCGTACGCACCACGCGAGCGCATCACGCGCATCGTACGCGGTCGCAAGGTGACCGACGCGCGCTGGTTATTCCCGCGCTACCTTTTCATCTGGGTCGAGGATCAGTGGCAGCGATGGTTCTCGACCTTCGGCATCTCGACTGTCCTCATGAATGGATCAATGCCCGCGAAGCTCCCCGACGGTTGGATCGAAGGCATGCGTGCGCAAGAGCGCAACGGCCTCATCACCGTGAACAAGTCACGCTTCATCAAAGGCCAGCCAGTGCAAGTGTGCGGCGGTCTGCTCGATGGACGCAAAGGTATCTACCAAGGCCAGACATCCAGACAGCGCGAGATCGTGCTGCTCGATGTGCTCGGTCGTGTTGAGTTAGCGCCCGGTCTGCTCCGATAGCGTGAGAGCAAACCATACGGTGCGCGGATGATCTGAGAGACGCATTCTCAGTGGCCCGCCGGTAGGCTGTCCGCGATGATGCCTCCCTATAATATGGACGGAAACACGTGAGCAGCACCGACGTCGAACTGACAGGCAAAGCGAAGACCCAGTACAAGAAGGGCGATGTCCGCGCTGGTCGCAAGCCGGGCACACCGAACCGCTTCACCCGCATCCTGAAGGAAGCCGTGCTGATCGCAGCCGAGCTTGAGGGATCAGACGGACAGGGCAAGGGCAAGCTGGTCGGGTTCATGCGCAAGGTGTCACGCGAAGACATCCGCGCCTTCTGCATGCTGCTCGCCCGGGCGATGCCATTGCAGAACGAGGGCCGCACACTCGACGACGCGCCCGAGGAGGACATCACCTACAAGTCGGTCGCCGATGTGCAGCGCGAGCTTGCGTCACGTGGCATCACGCTCGATCTCGCCTTCCGCATCCTGCGCGAGCCGAGCATTGATCAGCCGAGCATCGACGAGCGCTTCCTCGCCGGGGAGTCGTTCAAGGGATGACCGACAGCATCGAGCAGATGGAAGCGAGGGTCCGCTCCATGTTCGAGCAAGCGGAGATGCTGAAGAAGCGCATCGCCGGGATGGACTTCGAGCTTGCGCCGGTGGTGAAGCAGGAGCGCGATCTCCGCGCCAGCATCGAGCGCACGCACGGCGGACCGGGCAAGTTCAAGGCAGCGACCGCACCTGATCGAGCACCGATGTTCGAGAAGCTCACCGACATCGCAGTGAAGCACGGACGCCGCAAGCAGGAGAACGCGCAAGCGAAGCGCGCCGTGAAGGCGTACCTCAAAGAGATCACCGGCATCGTCAAGCTGGTGCGCAAGATGCAGGAGAGTTCGAAGTGAACACGGTGATCCTCGATCTCGCTGCGGCGGATCAGCACTTGCTCAGCTACAAGCGCAAGCAGTTGTCGCGCGCCGATCTGGTGCTCGCGCTGCGTGATGAATGCAACGTGCCATCGCATCTGATCGACGTCGCGATTGCAGAGATCGACGACACGCCATTGCACAAACTGGAGCAAGAGATTGAGGGCTGACCGATGGTGCGCTTATCACCACCGAAGGAAGAGTACTGGCCCGCAGATGTAAGCGCCGTTGGTGAAGTACCTGCAGCAATCGCACGTGAGGACTTCTACGCGTTCCGCAAGATCATCCGACCGCGCCTGATGTTCGCGTGGTGGCAGCGCGATGTTGCGAAGAACCTGATGGACTTCTACGACGACCTACTCGCAGGCAAGCGACCAGCCATCGTGCTGATGGCACCACCGCAACACGGCAAGACCGAGCAGGTGGCGGACTTCATCGCGTGGGCATCGGGCAGAGACCCGAGCTTGAAGACGATCTTCGGCAGCTACTCGGAAGACCTTGGCGTGCGCGTGAACATGACGCTGCAGCGTACGTTCGAGAGCCCACGCTATCGCGCGGTGTTCGGCAACACGCGCATCAACAGTGAGAACGTATCGAGCGATGCCGGTCGATGGATGCGCAACACCTCGCTGCTTGAGTTCGTGAAGCGCGAGGGATCATTCCGCAACACGACGGTGATGGGCCAGATCAACGGCATGGGGCTGAGCCTCGGCGTGATCGACGATCCGATGAAGGGCCGAGCCGAAGCGTCATCGAAGACGATACGCGACAAGACATGGAGTTGGTTGACCGATGACTTCTTCGGTCGCTTCACTGACGACGCTGGGCTGATCATGATCATGACGCGCTGGCACCTCGACGATCCTGCGGGCCGATGGCTCGAACACTTTCCGAACACGCGTGTGCTGCGCTATCCCGCCATCGCTGAAGAGGACGAGGAATTCCGCAAGAAGGGCGAGCCGCTCTTCCCTGAGCACAAGTCGCTGGAGTTCTTGCTCGACCGCAAGAAGGTGCTGACCGAAGCGGGATGGCAGAGCATCTATCAGCAGCGCCCCATCGCTGCAGGTGGCGACATGTTTCCGGGCGAGCGCTTCCGCGTGATCAGCAGCGTTGATCGCAACGCCGTGCGCCGCTCGATCCGCTACGTTGACAAGGCGGACACGCAAGACGGCGGCGCGTTCACTGCGTGCGCACTGGTGCACGACATGAAGGACGGCACGACCGTCGTCGAGGACATGCTACGCGGACAATGGACTGCGCTCGAACGTGACACGCGCATCCTGCAGGCAGCAGAGGCCGACAAGAAGACGTGCCCGCGCTACTCGATCTGGTTCGAGCAAGAGCCCGGCAGCGGCGGCAAGGAGTCAGCGGAGTCCAGCGTGCGCAAGTTCAGGGGCTTCAACGTTCAACTCGACAAGGTGACAGGGTCGAAGGAAGTGCGGGCCGAGCCGTACGCAGCGCAGGTGCAGGCCGGTCAAGTGTCACTGGTTGCGGGATCGTGGAATAGATTGTTCATCGAAGAGCACGAGCAGTTTCCGTTCGGCAAGTACATGGATCAGGTGGACGCGACTGCAGGTGCGTTCAACAAGCTCGCATCGCAAATCGGGAGTTATGACCGCACGATGTCGTGGGTCTGATAGGAGATCGAACATGCCTCTCACCATCGTTGACGGACCAACCATCGCTGCAGGCGAGAGCCTGTCGGATGCTGCTGATTGCTCGGGCGGGCAGATCGTTCGCATCACTGTGCCGCAGGAGTACACCGCAGGCAGCGAGCGCATGACGTTTCAGGTGTCGAGCGATGGCAACTTCTTCAACGACATGTACGACGTCGATGGCAAGCTGATCGCTGTCGTGTCGAAGCCGAACACCAGCATCGTGATTGATCAAGCGTGGACGCGCGCCGTCGGCTTCATCAAGATCAGGTCAGGCACGCCAGAGCAGCCGGTCGAGCAGCGCGAAGTGTGCAGGCTCGGCATCGCTGTTCTTTCCGAAGCAGCCGACGCGCCGCTTGTATCGGCGGCAGGCAAGAAGAGGTGATGAGATGGCGATCAAGCACGTGCACATTCTCGTGGTGCCGAACAACGATGCATCGAAGCATCAGGTGCCGAAGCGCATCCTCGATGTGCTCGACGATGACAACGTCGTCGTGAGCGACAGGCGCATCTACATGCGCGAGTCGAAGTGGGACGTTATCAAGTCCGAGCTTGAGATCGCAAGCTGATGTTGCCCGCAGGCGTCAAGGTTGTCGTGGTGCCTGATGAAGACGTGCACGCGGTGGATATTCCGCCGGGCATCCTGCAGATGCTGTCGCAAGAGAACATCCTGATGAGCAATGACTCGCTGCGCATGTACGTGCGGCATACGCACTGGGAGAGCATGAAGGCGAGCTTCTTGCTCACCAACAAGGTCGCCGGTGTGATCGAGCAGTACCGATGATCGAGAAGCTGACCATCAAGCTCGCGTGGTTGATGCCGCGCAGTCTCGCTTACTGGTGTGCGATCCGCGTCGGCGCGCATGCAACGCAGGGCAAGTACGGCAATCAGGAAGTGCCCGCGCTGCTGTTCATGGATGCGCTGAAGCGGTGGGATGACAACGACAATGGCCGATCTGGAAAAGCTGATACGTGATCGGCAAGACGAGTTGCGCGGGCGACCGCTCGACTGGATCGACTGGTTCATCGAGATCAATTGGAAGAAGTGGATCGTCGTGATGGTCGCGGTGGTGATGGTGCTGGTGCTGCTATGGCCCGCATGACGTTCGAAGAGATCAAGGACGCAGTGTCGATCATGAAGCAGCGCGTCGGCAACGTCGCACCGCTGGAGATGTCGGCGGAGCGCCACATGGGATTGATCCAGTTGATCGTTGACAGCGAGGCGCTGATGCGCGGCTTCAAGCCGACGCGAACGCGCGAAGAGATCGAAGCTGCGATCACTGAAGAGATGAGCATTCGCTGATGTATCTGTTCGATACGTTCACCAACTTCCTGTCTGGTCTCGGCGTCTATGGCCGGGACAAGATGACTGCGTATCGGTACGTCAAGCCGATCTGGACGCGCGAGCAGTTGGAGTCGAGCTTTCAATCGGACTGGATCGCACGCAAGGCGATCAGCATTCCTGCGCACGATGCGACGCGCGAGTGGCGCGCATGGCAGGCCGAGCAGCCGCAGATCGAATTGATCGAGGCGACCGAGGAGCGCTTGCATCTGCAGTTGAAGCTGCAGCAGACGTTGACGAAGGCGCGCATGTACGGCGGCTGCTGCATGCTGATCGGCGTCGATGGCGACATGGCCAGCGAGCTACTGCCCGAGAGCATCCAGAAGGATTCGCTGAAGTTCATTCACGTGCTTGCGCCGCATCAGTTGCAGGTCGAGAGGCTGATCAAGGACATCTCGTCGCCGTACTACGGACAGCCCGAGTACTACACGCTGCGCGATGACGACAAGAAGATCAACGCGGTGAACATCCATCCGAGCCGCATGGTGCGACTGCTCGGGCTCGACGCTCCAGACCCGATGAGCAATTACGGGTGGGGCGATCCGATGCTGCAGACAATTCACGACGCGGTGTCGAGCGCTGGCACCGTGATGCAATCCATCGCGACGCTGATCAGCGAAGCCAAGGTTGACGTCATCAAGATTCCCGGGCTCACGGAAATCTTCTCGACCGTCGATGGCACGCAGCGAATGATCAAGCGCTTCACCGAAGCGAACGTCGCGAAGTCGGTCATCAACGCCGTGCTCGTCGATGCCGAGGAAGATTGGCAACGCATCACCGTTCAGTTCAACGGGATGCCCGAGGTTCTGCAGATGTATTTGCAGATCGCCGCAGGCGCTGCAGACATCCCGGTCACGCGTTTTCTCGGCATGTCGCCTGCTGGTTTGAACGCGACCGGCGATGCGGACATGCGCAACTATTATGATCGCATCCACAGCGATCAGGAATTGCGCTTCACGCCAGCGCTGGAGAAGCTCGACGCAGCGATCATTGCATCGGCGCTCGGCAAGCACGACCCGAACATCTTCTATGAGTGGAATTCACTCTGGCAGATGGACGAGACGCAGAAGGCCGCGATTGCATCGCAGAAGGCGGCGGCGTCGATGGTCGATGTCAACGCCGGACTCATTCCGTTCGATGCACTGGCGAAGGGCCGCGCCAATCAGTTGATCGAAGACGGCACATACCCGGGGCTCGAATCTGCGCTCGAAGAGTCGGTGATCGATGAAGAGATGATCGCCGAGCAGACAGAGGCCGGGCACGAGCGCTCGCTGATGCCGCCGCCCGATCCGAACGCTGATCCGAACGCCGACCCGAATGATCCAGAGGCGGACAACGACAACGCACCGCCGAAGAAGAAGCGCCCGGCGTTCGCAGCAGCGGACAGCGGCATGTCGTTCTTTGATCGCATCGTTGATGGTGTGATCGAGCGCTTGACCGATATCAGCGCGTGGAGCGAGGAGAAGCATTCGCGCGGCCAGCCAGAGAACGCGGGGCAGTTCGGTCCCGGTGGTTACGGTGGCGGCACATCGGAGAAGACGAAGACCGGACCCGGTCGCACCGCACGCGGGTCAGCGCGCAAGGAAGCCAGCGCGAAGCTGAAGGAGCGCGTGCAGGCCGAGCACAAGTCACGCGGCAAGAAGGGCGCGCACGCAGAGGCGGAGGAAATCCGCATGGGGCGCGCGAGCGCGTTCGTGTCGCCGAACGTTGCGAGCAATCTCGATCTCAAGGGTGCAGAGAAGGGGATCAGGGGCAAGCAGCAGGCAGCGCTGCGCGAGGCGTCGGACTACATCAACAAGCAGACCGGCGTTGACGATGGCCGCGACATCGATGTGATCGGCGCGTGGAAGGATGGTGCGGAGAACAGTCTGCTCACCACCAGCGATGCACCGTGGGACAACTTCAAGCTCGCTGCTGTGATGAAGGCGCACCTCGCTGATCAGAAGTCGGTGCTGTTGTTCGATGAGCAGGAGGGCGGCAAGACCGTGCTCGCGCACTTCAACGCCAAGGGCAAGGTCGATGAGATACATCGCAACCTGCTGGAGGACGGTCTCGATCAGCACACCATCGTGCCAGTGAAGGGCGGCGCGCGCGTTTATGTGGTAGACCTTGACGGTAGCCACTCAGACGCAATTGAAAAAGGAGCAGCACGCTATGGCGACGCCAACAAAGTCACCGTCAAGTTCGGGCGCGGCGAGTTCATCGGGACTGACAAAGAAGACGGAAGCGATAGTGAACAAAGGGACAGCGCGCGAGAAGTATATGAAGCTGCTATCAACGAATCCCCGGTTTCAGACGCAAGGGAAATCTGGAAAGAAGCTAGCGATACTTGGGGCGAGACCGCTCGGGGCATCGACGAAGTAAGAGCGCTCGGCGCGATCAGGCCTGCAGGCAAGGACCCGCATGGCCGATTGACGATGCAGCCGGGGACGAAGTTCGACATCCCCGAGCTTGAGAAGCAGACCAAGGCGAGCGTCAAGGCGGCGAGCGCGAGCGCGACCGCGAAGGCGCTGCCGAACAGCAAGGCCACGCATCCCGCGACGATTGCATCGCGCGAGGTGACCGCGACCGACAAGCAGGCGCTGGCACCGAAGGGCGTGTATGGCCAGCCCGATGTTGCGACGATGAAGCTCGACACCGAGCGCTTCGCGCACGACATCGCGGTGATGGGCAACGAGAAGTTCTATTCCAACTTCCGCGCCGAAGACTTCGCGGAAGGTCCCGATGTTGCTGCCGACAAGATGGTGCAGCAGATGACGGACAATCTCAAATTCCTGTACCAGTTCGCGGATCACGACACGCAGGTGTGGTACGACGGCGCGCGTGCACTGGTCGATGATCGCGCCAAGCTCTACGGCTTCAACGATGCGAGCGTCGCTGGCGTGTACGCTGCGCTGTCACCAACGAAGGACTGGGATCAGAACGTTCACATCGCCGATGCAACGATGCGCGTCTACAAGGAGAAGCAGGACTTCAAGTGGGACGACGAGATGTCCGAGAAGTCGAAGACCTTGTGGTCGAAGGCGAACCAGCCAATCGTCAAGGCGGTCGCGGGCAAGAAGCTGAGCGAGTGCGCCGACGCCGAAGAGAAGGCGCTGTGGATCAGGACCTACTGCGAGACCAAGGAGAGTCGCAGCTATCGCGAAGTGCTGCCGAACGGCGCGCTCGGTGGTGTGGTGTACAACGCAGACGGACGCACGCCGACGCCTGCGGTGTGGCAGTCGCTGCCGTCAGCGAAGAACGCGGTGATGGCGCTCGAAGCCAATGGTGATCGCGAGAAGATCAGCGAAGCGATGGGCACCGCGCACAAGGTGCGCTCGTTCTACAACAACATCCTTGATCCGCACTCGGCGAACGAAGACGTCACCATCGACACGCACGCGGTCGGCGCTGCGCTGCTGCGTCAACTGACAAGCTCTGATGCTGCAGTGATGCACGACTTCGGCAACGCGCCGCTGCAGAAGGACAAGCCCGAGGGCTGGGAAGCAATCGGCAAGTCGAAGAAGACCGGACTGTCGGGATCGTATCCGGTTTATGCTGACGCATATCGCAAGGCCGCGAAGGAGCTTGGCATTCAGCCGCGTCAATTGCAGTCGGCGGTGTGGGTGGTGAAGCGTCTCACGTTCGGTGCTGCATCGGAGAAGGTGCAGGCGCAGATCGAGGATGTCTGGAAGGGCTATCACGACGGCAAGGGATCGCTCGACAGCGTGCGCAACGAGATCGCGAAGATACTCGACCTGAAGAAGCCGTCGAAGGAGAACGCGCCGCCATGACCACTCTGAGCGAAGATGGCTTCGTCAAGATGATGGAGAAGGCTGGCGTCGAGGTGACGCGCGAGAACTACATCAACCTCGTGTGGGGCGAGCCGTTGCCGGAGTGGACCGCCGAGCTTGAGGACGAACTGCCCGAGGAGCTTCAGGACTGGTCGCTGTTCGAGATGGTCGAGGGTGAGATGCTGATGAAGGATCGCGACTTGCCCGACGTCGATCAGCTTGCTGCTGTGACTGACGGCGATGCGTGATCCAACCCGCAGCGCTGGACTGCGCAGCCAAGGGCGCGCGCTGGTGACGCGCAAGGTGCACGCGTTGCATCAGGGACTGCGCATTGCATTCGGCGAGCAGGATGTTGCAGGCCTGCGCAAGAAGGAGCCGCAGCCGGTGGCGTTCATCAACTGGGATGAGAGCTACGCCGTGCGGCTTGATCGGTCCGACGAGATCACGCGTCGGCACGTGCGAGGCGCGATGCTGTCGCCGCCGGGATGGTTGAGCGAGATCATCGAGCGCGCGAT